AGATTGTACCGTACTACATGTAATGTCTAGGTATCTAGCAATCTCTCTGTATGTTAAACAATATCCTCGAGACATGAGGTATACTTCTTTCTCCCGTTCTGTTAGCAATGACAACGCATCTTCTAACCTTACCCCATTCACCAATTGAATGCTCTTGCTGATAATTATCCCACTCATATAAGTTATCATCCATGCTACGAAAATACCTTTGCACCAGTAACGGATCACACGCTCTTCCTCTCTGATACGCAGCTAACCTTTCAACCCCTCTACGATTACCAGGTTATCTCGCTTTTTCATCCATCCTATGGAATAAGAAATGTTACATATCCTCTAAAAATGTAAAAGATATTACTTAGATAGCTAAGCTAATTACTAAATAATTAATATCTCTTATACATTCTTATTATCTGCGCTTTTGTTCCTCACTTACTACATCTAGAAACCCTTTTTCTATAACTTCTTTAGATTTTATTATACTCTTTAAAAACTTTCCACCACGCAAATTATTTTCTATATTATACTTATTTGCTTCATCTGTAACCATCATCATTCCTTCAAAAGTATCCATTACATTCACATAACAACATAATTTTTCATTATCTCTTATTAAGATAGCAGTATGTGATTCATCATCTGCAAACTTATTAAAAGTATGTTTCTTCGTACCTACCAAATCAACAAAACCTTTTAAACCCTCCACTTCTAAATCCTCACTAAAAATATACTCTCTTAATATTTTACCTATGGGATCTTTTAAGTACTCTTCTCCCAGCCAATAACATGTCATTTCATAAATAATTTTAATTATTGCCTTTTTATAGTTATCCAGATCGAAAGCTAAATTAATTTCCACTTCTGGATTTTCAATTTTTTCATACTTAGCTTGAGATAATATTTCTTCCTTAGTTTTAGCTTCATTTCCGTTTCTCTTTAAGTTCTTATTAATCATTTCTACTACTTTATCGGGATTACTTGCATCAGCTCTTGCAAATACTTGTCCATCTTTTGTTTCTGAAACATATGGTACAACAGTGAATGATTCAGGTTTTCCATCTTTTGAGAGTTTATACTGTAATTTATAATCTGCGCTTCCTTTAAGGTGCCCATCTCTAAAAGGATTGGGTAGAAATCCACTCTTTCCTTTTATTTTTTTATTCAATCTTTCAAATTGAGATAATATATTATTTACTAAGTGGGTATCCACATTACTTCCTAACTTTCCATTGCATCCTTTACAAACATTATAAATTTTAAAATTCCCTCCCAAGGAATCTGGAAATACATGTTCTTCTGAACCTTTTTCAAATTCATTTAAACAAAAAATACATTTGATACTCATTAACCCCGCCTCCAAATAAAGTCTTTATTCTTCCTTAAATAATGAATTCAATTTTTATTGTTTTTCTCCATTGGCCTCCTAACTTCCACTTCCACATAACCAAATAATACCATGAATTTAATTATATATAATTACTTAAATAAAAAGCCTCATCCGCAATTGCAGAAGAGGCTCTCATTTACCTGTCTTGCTATTTTCTTTTCAGCACGTTCTATCATAGATTGCACCGTACTACATGTAATGTCTAGGTATCTAGCAATCTCTCTATACGTTAAACAATATCCTCGAGACATTAGATAGACTTCTCTCTCTCGCTCCGTTAATAATGACAACGCATCTTCTAGCCTTATCTTATCCCATTCACCAACTACATGTTCTTGCTGATGACTGTCCCACTCATATAAGTTATCATCTATGCTACGAAAATATCTTTGCATTAAAAGCGGATCACATGCTCTTTCTCTCTGATACGCAGCTAACCTTTCAACCCCTCTACGATTTCCTGGTCTTCTCGCTTTTTTCATCCATTCTAAAGAATAAGTAATATCACTAATCATGTCAGTTAGAATCTTTACATCTTCCTCTTTAGCATCCTTCTGTGCTTCTCGCAATTGCTTTAAAGTTGTGTTATATTGCTTAATCAAATCCTGCATAACCTATCCCTCCTTATAAACAAAAAAGAACACCGTATATAGACTGTACTTCTCTACATAACAGTGTTCTTTCATTACTTTCATATTTAATTTCTACGCTTCTCTCACTACACAAGTAACTTACTACTTATATAGTCAGAGAAACGGAAAACCGTTCCTCATAGACACAAATCGGTAAGTGTAGCTGATGCTTCTAATTAGTTTGGTAAAGTTCAAGAGAGAAATAAAGTGTTGAGGTGCCCCACGCCTCTTTGAACCGAGGAAAGTATGATTAGCAATTGGACATTCGGAAGGAACATCCTCGGCTCAAAGAGAGGTGTAACCCTCTCCCTCGTTGGTCGGACCCTTACTTACGTTTATTCGTGAGTAAACTATAATTAATTGCCCTAGCCCGAGACGTTTAAAGAAATCAAGAAACGACATACAGTACCATTTCCGTGGCAGTTCTTATGACACTTTTATAATACAAGGAAAATCATAATATTTTTTATCTATTTTTTATCAAAATAAAAATTATCTATTACTTTAATAAATTCCCTTGGAATGCACCCTCAGCTGTTCAATAGCTATCTTTCGTGCATGATCTTCACTATCTATCAAAGAAAACCCTTGATTGATAGAGCTCCAAAACTCATATCCGCAATCCTCCATCCACCTATAAACTTCAGTTGTATACAAACCATCTTTTCGTTTTATTATTTCTACTTTGTATAGTTTACTTGGTGAAAAATATTCTCTCACAACTTGTCCCATGATTTCATTCTCTCCTTAAAAATATTCCTGCAGTTAATTCACAAAAAGAAGCCACCTAAGCTGGTGGCTCATTCATTAAATGGATTATTTTTCATTCTCATCTAGATATATATCAATTGCCTCTTGTATAATTCTTATTCTAGTTCTATCTGTAAAACTCATAAGAAATGAAATCATAATCATAATAAGAATTAATAGAAAAACAACACCTGTAGTGTAGTAAAATAAACCAGATATTTCAATTCCTACACCATCTTTTGATATAGGAATGAAAAATTGTATAACGTGCTTAATGTTACCTGTAACCAAAGTACTAGCAAATGCTGATGAAAATATAGCCATAATAAATGTCTGAATAACTATTGGTGTACTATCTTTTTCCACTACATTTAAATATGCCTTAAATCTCTTTATCTTACTTTTATCATCCTTAAAATAATATCTTATTCTTTCCTTTAAGACCCCCATATTATCAATAACATCCCCTGAAACCTTCTTGTATCCAATTAAAAGCTTCAATTGTTCATCCAAATCTTTTGCATTACCAGTCCATTGATATATTGTTACATCTTTTTTCTTTCTTCTATATCCACCTCCTATTCCTCCTTTAGTAATCCTTTTTGCAGTATCAGCAATTATAATAAAACTCAGGGCATATAATGCATAAAAAATTAATATCGCGATATACATAGTAGCGATTCCTATACTATCCACTATTGGTTGCATAAAGATATTCAACAAAACTGTAATTACAACAATAATCGTTGCAAATAAATATATTTTTTTCATAATTATCTCTCCCACATTGATATTCAAGTAAAATATTAACAACAAAAACTATAAAACACAATATACATAAATTAAGATTATATGATTATATTAACCAAAACCAAAAAGGATACCAGGTTCGCACGGTATCCTTTTTCCCTCTATACTTTATCCTTCTACTTCAATGCCTAATTTATAAGCTAACTCACACAAAGCCTTATTCCTCTTCCTATAATAATCCGGTTGAGACATATTCAATACCCTACACATCTTTACCCAACTAGGCTTCTCTTTCCCTAGATATGCTAACTCAATAAGTTGCTTATCCCACTCACCCAGCTTCTCTACACCTTTTCTTATTTCTTGAATATAGTTGATTCGTTCTAAAACTGTTTTACTCATGCCGATCACCTTACCATCTTGCACACGCTCTATATCTCTTTCATCTATACTCGATAAAAATAAGTGATACTTTTTCAAAGCTTGAAGCACATTCTTCTTTGTCTGCTCTTTGTTAAGAACAGGTAGGGCAATATCCAACATCCTCTCACTCCTTCACCATTTTCAAAAATGTATCCAACGGCATAACTACCAACCACGGTTTTCTATCAGCCTTAATCGCTAATGCATCTGGCTGTTCACGTTCATCCTCCAACCAGTTATATAACGTCTTGAACCCTTCTTTCCTCGCCTTTACTTCCCATTCAAGACCTAAACCCTTCACATCATTCGAATACCCATCCATCGCACCAGAGAGCGGTACACGAGCACCGCCTATTAAACTAGCAAATTCTCTTTCACGTCTCATTCCTTTATCTCGTTGACTTTTCCCCATTTACTAATCTCCATTCCTTTAAAATGAATTTTTTATAATCTTTTTGCTATCTCGTATGCAACGTCCACAGTTACGCCATTACCAGCTTGCTTATACAATTGACTTTTCGATGTAACTGCAACTGCCTTATCAAAATATGAATCTGGTATCCCTTGTAAGCGCCATGATTCTCTTTCAGTAAGCCAACGCAACTTATCATCAATCGTTAAGACGGCCTGTTCCCTAGATGTGAGAAGAGTTTGTGCTACTCCCTTACCAACACGCCCTCTTCTCGTTTTCGATTTAGGAAAAGCTAAATTTACCGTGTCACCACGATAAGCAACGTTATATCCCTGTTTCGTAGCTTCACGAACAAATACTTTTCCTTCACAGATACCAATTACACAATCTTTTACTCGATCCAGATCAACTAAATACTCGTCTGGTGTCTCGTCCTCTAAGATGTGCAACAATGAAAAGTCTTGTTCTGTTCTGAGGAATTCCACACTCGGTTGAGGTGATAGTTTGCCATTCTGCATCATACCCGACTTCATCCAAGTTAGAGAGAATACGGAATAGGTCCCATCCTTTATTAACTCGTAGCAAGTTTTCAACGTTTTCAAAGAGTAATCGAGAGGGTTTTTTAGTTTCATCTGCTTCCCTAATGATTCGTATAACTTCTCTAAAGAGTCCTGACTTTTCTCCTGCCAGTCCTTTTTGCCTTCCGTTCTTTGAAATGTCTTGGCAAGGGAATCCGGCACACCAGATATCTGCTGCTGGTATTCTTGATCCTGTAACATTTCTGATGTCATTTTCAGTCCATTCTCCCTTCGTATCATGTATAGCTTCATAAGTGGCTCTAGCATCCTTGTCCCACTCAACCCAACCGATACATGTATGGCCTGCTCTTTCTAAGCCCATCCGAAACATCCCGATTCCTGCAAATAGATCTATAAAAACAAAACTCATATAGCCACCTCGCTTTCTATTCAAATCTACTAAAAAAGCATTTTTATTTAGCTTCTGTTACTTTCCATTTCCAAAAAACTCATCTACCCACTTTTCAACTTTTACAACTTCTTGCCTTAATTGTTCTGCTAACTCCGCAATTTCAGCTTGAGCACCTTTCCCTTTTCTACGTTTATTGTAGAAGTCTAAAAGCCCTCGTAAATTAACTGTTAATACTAGATTAGTTGTAGCCGCGTTTGGAAGTACGCTGCGAGCATCCTCAGCAGGAATTCCTAATGTTCTAAGCAAATCATAATCACTTTGGAGTTTGTACATCATTTCGTTGTAAGCTCTAACTACTTGTTCTCCTTTAGCTTTAATTGTTTCAGGCACTACATAATCAAACCCGCCGATCTTATCATCACTTCCCATGCGTACATACCTTTGAGATTGGACTGAGTAACTGAATCCTACACGGTGACGTGTTAACTGAGCGAGTAACGCTCTGCTAACTCCTTCTACTGCGAAGGTATATGTTAGATGCTCCAGTGTTGAAGTATGGCCCGAACCTACAATATGTCTAATGAGCCGATTTACTTCTTTCCCACCTTTTCCATCAGTTGCTTTACCCTCGAAGTACTTCTCTCCCTCTAAATCTACAATCCTACTAGGTTTATTTGGCGAGTAGCACGTACGGATTGCTGATAAGGCTACCACTTGTCCATGAGTAGGATCAAGCCCTTCCTCTCCAATACCAGATACAAGAGACAAATAATTTATAAACTCCTCAGATAATTGCGTATGTGCTAGTAGCTTAACATCCATATTTAAATTCTCCATTTCTTAATAAAATTCAAATCTGATTAATAACCGTTATCCTGTCTCTCAAAGTTTTCCGCATTTTTTTCCTTATACGAATCAATAACGTCCTGATAGGTAAAACCATACAAATAACAAATACGAAAGAAGATGCCAAACGCTCGTCTTAAGTGTCCCATTGTTGTAGTTAAATCTCTGTACTGACACCATGCCCTTTTTGCAGTCAACACATCTTGCATATACCATTCGAAGAGCATATTTACATTGCTTGTATCTTTTCTCATAATTGATTGCATACTGAACGATGGAATAAGTTCATGTCTCCAAGTACATTTATCTAACTCAATTACAATGTTCATGAGGAAATGAAGACCATCAATTAACTCTTCTAATAGTCCATTCTTTGGAACTCCAAATCCTGTACTCCACATCTTAAATGCTCGAGTTTCGTTCCATGCTTCACTGATTTCCACCAGTAATGCACGAAACAACATATCCATTTTGTCATTTCCTTTATATCCAATTCGTTTATCCAGTTCTTTTTGCATTTCAAATAGTTCCGTAATATCAAAGTTTTGTTTCTTCTCTTCAGATGTAATCGTGTGTAACTGAATCATTATAAGTTCACTCCAAGTTTGTATTTTAGTAAGAATATAGCCATACTGATTAAAAGCCAGCTGACTAAAATAATTGCCATTTCCTTTTTAAAGCTCACTCTTCTCCCTCCAACATTTCCACTAACTCCTCAAACGAGCATTCGAACAAATCTCGAAGCCCGTCCTTGGATTTATAAATACCTCTATCAATCAGTTGATCTATGATGTGTTGATGCAAAATTACCCCACCATGTCCTCGACACAAAATTGTAATTCCATACTTTTCACTGGAAAGTATTTTACTGGAGTATTTTTTTCATTAATTGCTACACAACCTAAAACACCCTCAAATTTGTTATCCTCAGTCTGAACAACCACTTTATATAGGACATCGTCACGTTCACAAATGTCACCTAATTTAAACTCGTCCATTTTACGATCCTTCTTATAAAACACCATGAAACGCTCAAATTCTTCTAATTCTTCATCTGTTGCCTTTCGGAATGTACGTCCCTGATATCTTTTGAAAGAACATCCATTTTCATAGAAACGATATTCTCCTACTTTTAACCCCATGATTAAGTAATACTTAGTTTGAGTCTCTTCTTTTAAAATTCCGTACCATTTCCCATTTGAGCTTTCCATTACGAACATTTCACCGTACTCTAAATTCAATGGCTTTTCATAATCTACAAACTCGTTTTCAAAAAAGAAGTTCATACCGATTGCAGATGGTACAATACGCTGACTACTAATACCCAAAACCTCATGCTTACCTTTTTTTAATGTGTGTGCAAAATAATCATTCTTTTCTTTAATCCAATTTGTTTTCATTCTTTCAATCGCTTCAAATCCTGTATATGTTTTCATTCTTTCCCCTTCGCTTTCTTTAACATTTCTTCAATCCGTTTTCCCGTAGTATTTTTATAGTCTTCACATGACCATTCAGCGTTGTTTGTCGGAGATGGTGTAAATACCATTCCCCAACTACTAACGCTTGAAATATGGACATCAGGACGAATTACAGTAATGGTCATAAAAGCTTATCCCTATTTTGTTTCTCTAAAAGAGTAGCTGATAATACCATTGAACTAGATTCTTCACATTTGCGGCATAACGCATGAAAATCCTTATCCATAAACCCTCCATTTGGATGCACTTCTAAGCGATTATGTGCATCACAATGTTTGCAGTACCACTTCACAATTATTGTCTCTATCATTAAAATCTCTCCTTTACACCCTCTTAAAAAGGTAACTTTCTTTTCCGCTTATCTCTTGTATACTTAAACTCAATATGTCTGTATGTGTTGAACATACGAGATGTAATGCGCTCATCGTAAGCTTTCATAACAGCTTCTCCTGTTAGGTTTGTTGTAATGATCGTCTTCTTCCCTTGCCTTCCATCAAAGACCTTAAACAGTACACGATTCACAAATGCAGTTGCCTTTGGATCTGCAGCATCCATATCTCCTAGTTCCGCACCTAAGTCATCAATAACTAATAAATCTGCATTAATTAGTAAATTAACAATGCTATGCTCAGATTCCTCAGATTGCCCATTGAACGTAGAACGTATATAGTCAAATAGTTCTAATACAGAAACATAAAGAACAGTTCCTGCGCTATTCTCATTCATTTCATGAGCAATTGAATAGGCAAGATGACTTTTACCTGCACCTACTTTTCCAACTAGAATTAAATTAAATCTCACATCATTCAAGTAATCCTCAAGTGCTCGTTTTGCTAAGGTGTAATTCTTTTCATCCTCTTCACAATCAGATTTAAAAGTTGAGAATCTAGCAAGTTTAATTGTTTCATCTTTAATCAAGCTCTTATCGTAAAACATACTTTTTCGTTTTCTCTGTTCCTTCTCATCTCGAAATACATTCATTTCAGCTTCTAGCTTTTGATTATCTTCTGCCAACTTACATACTGGGCAAACTACTTCACCATTTATCTTCATGAATCGAACAGTACGTTTACGTTCTTTTTTACAAACCTCACATGTATCAGAAAGGAAGATCATCTTCTTCGAAAGGGTCTTTGCTATATCTGTTACCTTTATTAGAGCCATGTTTTCCTTCCACCTTTCCTTGTTGTAAATAACCTTCAAACTTTGTACCAAATAACGTTTCTGGTCTTAGATACTTTGCTTGTTCCGTTCTTAGCCATTCTTTAGCTTTTGTATCAATCACAGTTTTAAAGTTATCCACAGTGAATCCTTCTACTAATCTAGTTTTAATTAATGACTGTGTTTTTTTAGATGTTAAACGGTAACTACTACCACAAACGTCGTTGAGATAGTTTACTATCTCGACTATATATTCTTTTGCTGTAGTCTCTGTTGTTACTCTCTGTGTATTCTCTGGTATTGGTCGGTTCAAATTGACCTCTTCCATCGGGTCAACTTGACCTGTTCGTGGGGTCAAATTGACCTCATCGTCGGTCGATTCTAACTGACGGAGAAATGTATAATCTATTGAGTACCATTTCGTTTTATCAAACTTTTTCTTGTTATAGTTCCCAATAACCAATACATTGATATTTTCAAGGTTTTTAATTGTCCTTTTAATGGTCGAGTCTCCCCAAAAAGGAAACTGCTCTTGCCATTTTGGAATGCTGTTATAAATCCACGGTCTTCCATCATAAAAATGTTTGGAACGTTTTAACCAATAGTGTATCTGTTGTAAAAATATAGCTTCATTCAATCCAATTTTCGTTGCCAGTCCTGGAAGAACAAGTAATGGTTCTTCATGAATTAATAAATTACTCATCTCTTCACCTTCCTCATAACAACTTCATAATAGAATCCACGGTCACGATCCATCACAAGGCAACCTTTAAACAGATGAGGATTTTCATCATTTCTATGTTTAACTGTTTCTAACACCTTTCGAATAGGAAATAAGTAATCGAACCCTTCATTCTCTAAACGACGACAGCGCTTAAGTAATTCAGATAACCTTTTATCACGTAAATACCGAGTACCTAAACCTCTATTCAAAGCTATTGGCATTGAACCATCTCTTACTATCGTTTTCATTTCAGTCACCCACCTATTGTGCTTGCTGTTGCTTTTCTTTTGCTTCGTTTAACCACGATGTTATTGTTTTTTGTAACTGAGATGCTTGTTGCACTGTCATCCCTTTGAAAGTTTGAATTCCTAATGACTGTTTTACAGTATTTTTTGTGTCTTCAAATGGCATGTTATACACTTCTGATAACTCTCTAATTTGCACATGAATTGCTTTTATTCTTTGTTCATTTGCAACCTCTGCCTGTCTAGCTTGCTCCTGTTGCGGAACGCTATCTAGTTGCTTAGCTACTTGTTTAGGTTCATCATCTTGTGGAATATCTTCACCTGAATAGATGTATAAGCCTAATCCGTGTAGTGCAATGGCTTTTGCTAGACACCTTTGAATCGACGTGTTTATTTGGAATGATGTAGGTTTTGCGATTGGCTTATTATAGTTATCCAATACCGGATGAATTTGCGAACGTGTGATGTTATTTACCGTTACTTCAACTTCTACAAAGTACCCAACTTCTGTTTTCATATAAGGTAATCCATCAAACCTAACAACTTGCCATGTGGCATCAGGATATTTTTTTAGAAGTTGATCTACAGCCCATGACCAGCTCAGATAACTAAAACGTCCCTTCTTCTCAACATGTTTACTGACATCAATAACTGCTAATTCTGCAAAGTAATTTTTAGTTTCACTCATCGTATTCTCACACTCTCACCTTGTTTTAATGAAATACCATCCCACTTCATACCATTCTTAACCGCTAGTAATAATGCTTTTTTATCTACCTTTGGATTCTGCGGAATCATGTATTCTGTCGGAATAACTGCATCCTCTGCAATATCTAAACTTTCTGGATTCTTTTGAATACCTACTGTTATCAATGCACCTTTAACACGTCTTTTATCCACAGCAACCATCTGATGATATAAATAATCCTTAATATTTTTACAGCTGTTCTCAAAAGATTTACGGCGTTCAGCCAAGCGATTTTCTTCTCCCTTGATTACTTCAACTTGCGCTTCAATATTACGAATCAATAACGCCGCACCTTGTACTTTATCTTCAATTGCTTCACTGATTGATTGAAGTGTATCGTTAATTATTTCTGGATCTGCCCCGTCCTCAACCATTTGCTGTAATTGATTGAAGTTACTTGTTAATTCGTACAGTTTCATAGTTTTATATCCTCCTAAAACGGCATACTGCCATACGGTTTATTAGTTAATATGGTAATCACATAATCTATATCTATCTTTCTACAGGTATCTGCTTCCTGTGCGGATATAAGTTTCAAACTACTTACAGCTTTTTCAACCCGCTTTTGTAGTAATTGATTTTCTATTGTCTCTTCCACGTAATCACCCCATGTGATATACTGACTTTGGATTTGTTTTTTAATGGAACCCACTGCAATGGGTTTCTTTTTATTTATGCAAAACCTTTTGGATAACATCCTCTTTAATTCCAACCTCTCGCATACGCTCTACAACATGCTGAACTCTATCATTTTCTTTCTTTTTAAATATCAATTCCTTTAATTGCTTATCACACTCTTTTGCCTTTTCTCCACATGCCTCATACTCTTTACAAGTCTCATAGAATTCTTTTGTTTTACCCTCTACATTTTTCTTACTTGCAATACGAGTTAACAAAAATTGATTCTTTATGTAGTTCTCCTTCTTATTACGTAATGATTTCGCTAACTCAGCATCCTCGGGTAACACTAAATTTTCAATTCCCACTAGATTCACCTGCTTTTTTAAAAAGAGCATTTAGACATACAAACCTATTTTCAATTAATCGACGCTGCTTTTTATTTGGTAATTTATAATGTGCGAGTAGTCTAAGATAATCAGATACTTTTACATTGTTGTAATCAATTGTAAACATCCTCAATCCATCCTTTCTTCTGCCCATTCAACTAAAAATGCTTGTACTTGTTTGGCTGGAAAATACCATTTCTTACCCACTTTAAATTTTGGAAACCGTGGATCAAAAAAGAACTGATCCTGAATTGTATTCCACGACATACATACACGCTTTTTAAGTTCCTTAGTATCCCAAAACGCTAACTCAGCGTCGTACTCTTTAACCTTCTTTTGAATTTCTTCCACGCATAACTCCTTCACAACATTTTCGTCTATTTGAACATTGAACATAATTATTCCCTCCTTATTTTTAAACCATTGGTCTCCAGCCGTTTATAAAATTCAAAGCTTCCTCAAAGTCCTTCTTCAAAATGTCACGGTAACTATTTACATTGAAGGCATCTTTTAAGTTACGTCCTAGTAACCCAAATAGCTTACGAGTTGAATCATGAACTTCTCTATCTATATGTTCGTTCTCCCATAAAAAATAGATCCGTTTTGCTTTCGTTTTTTCAATTACTCTTTGTTGTCCGTAATCTACAGTTAATTGCTTTTCAACTACCTGCTCTAATGAGGAAACCCTTTTATTTAAGTTACTAGTTCCTGTAGCTAATAGTTCGATTTGACCAAATGTATCAATAGGGACAATTGACTGATTCTCAATGAATGCTCTCATTCTTTTAAATTCTTCAATAAACCTCACTTTAATTTTCATCGTTTCAATTGTGTTATAAGAAAACATTAATATTGTGAAGGCATCTTCTGTCATATCGATTTTTTGTAAAGTTCGTCCTGTAACATCTTTATAAAAGCTAAGCCCAAAGTTGGACTCAGTAAATTCTCCTTCTCCTGCACTTTCCAACTTTTCCATCTGGACCTTAATATCTCTTAAGACATGTTTATGTTGTTTTTTTAACACTTCAGCTACGGTTAAGCTATCTGTAACGACTTTATTATCTTTAATAAAAACCAGACTTTCTTGATCACCTTTTACAAACAATTCTTCTTTTTCATCTACTACCATTATTTGTTCTGTCACTTTAAATCCTCCTCACACATGTCTAGTCCTAATAATTCAACAATTGCTTTCTTTTGTTTTTTCCCTTTTCTAGACCCTCTTAAAATGTCAGATAAATATGAAACTGATATTTTTAGCTCAGAAGCTAATACAGTTAGTGTTAAATCTCTTTCTAACAATACTTTTCTAACCTCAATTCCAAAACTCGAATATTTCATCTAGATGTTCACACCTTTCAAAATGCGAATATTTTCGCTGATTTATTGACCGAAATTAGTCTGTGTGCTAAATTATAATTATAAAAAGGTATACAAATACAAAACTAAACAGTTTCCTCAGTATTAGTTTCTAAAACTCAAATCAATTTTTATACTCTTTTTAGCTAACAAATTAGCTTACAACCTAATAATAATAGCCTACAAACTAATTGTCAATCGTTATTTTTAGTCTACAGTCTATTTTGTTTCGTCTGTAAGTACGGAAGGTGATTAGAATGAGCTTAGTGAACACAATTAAAAATCTGTGTAAAAACCATGATACATCCATATCTGCATTAGAAAAGGACCTAGAATTCGGCAATGGGACCATAAGAAAATGGGATAAAGCATATCCCTCAGCCGATAGACTCCAAAAAGTAGCTGATCACTTTAATGTAACTACTGATTTCTTACTTGGAAGAACAAATCAAATGCATTTAACCACTAAAGATGAAAAAGATATCGAAAAAAGAATGGAAGAAATAAAAAGAGATCTTCAAGGCGAAGACGGATTAATGTTCTCTGGTGAGCCTATGAGTGAAGAAGCTGTGGAATCTTTATTAGATGCAATGGAGTATATCGTGAAACAAACTAAAGTAATCAATAAAAAATACGTTCCTAAGAAATATCGTAGTACTGACGATAACTGATGCGAGCTTAGGAGGGAAAACATTGAAATTCGTCATAAGAGATCTAGTCCAACAACTTTGCACAAAATACAACACGAATAACCCCTATGAGCTTGCTGATTGTTTAAAGATAAATGTACTAACTTGGGATTTACATGAAGAAATAAATGGATTTTATAAATATGAAAAAAGAAATCGTTACATCGTTATTAATAATCATTTGTCTCCATCTATGCAAAGAACTGTTTGTGCACATGAATTAGGACATGCAATCCTACATACTCATGCAAACACACCTTTTCTGCGTAAGAATACATTCTTTTCAGTTGATAAATTAGAGATAGAAGCAAATACGTTTGCTGCGCTTTTGTTAATTGATAAAAAGACCATTCAACCTGGTGATACAAAAGCATGTATAGCATACAAAAATGACATTCCAGTTGAACTGTTAGAATTTTATAAGCCTTACTAAAGGAGGTAAGATATTTTGATTATTGATTTAAACGCCGAACGAGAAAAAAGAAAGAAACGCACCATCAAACAAGTAGAATTTAAAAAGGTCCCTATCGTTGAGAAAATCCATATTGTTGATGGTGAAATTAAATATGAAGTTTCAGGTTATAAAGAGACTCCTGTGAAGTGGTTGGATGAGTAATCTAGCCACTTTACAATTATAAGGAAAGAGGGAATGTTATAATGGCTAGCTTCAGAAAATTCGGAGATGTTTGGGAATTCCGAGTAAGATTTAAAGACCCTTATACTCAAAAATACAAAGAGAAATCAAAACGTGGATTTAAGACAAAAAAAGAAGCACAACTTGCGGCTGCTGAAGAAGAAAAGAAATTATTAAACGGTTTAGAAGTTGAGATTACTCCTACTTCTTTAAAACATTACCTTAGAGACTGGTTAAAATTATTTAAGCAAGACAATGTAAGGAAAAACACTTTTATCTTGCATGAACGTAACATCGAAAAGCATATCATCCCCTACTTTCAAAACATGAACCTTAAAGAACTCAAACCAATGATGTATCAAAAATTTATTAATTCCTTAACTGATCAGGGATATAGTAAGCGAACTGTTCAGATTATCCACGGCACAATGAACAACGCTATGAAAAAGGCTGTTAGCTTAAAAAAAATTGAAAACAATCCTTGTGAAGAAGTAGTTATTTCAAATAAGAACAATAAAGAAAGAGAAGGGCTTAAGTATATGCGAAGTGAAGACATTCCCCTTTTCTTAAAGACATCTTATAAATACAACTATATTTATTACATCTTTTTCAAAGCACTTCTGAATACTGGTATGCGTAAAGGTGAAGCTGCTGCTTTACAATGGAAAGACATAAATTTAAAAGAACATACTATTACTATTTCTAAAACATTGGATTTTACAGCTAAAACAAAAGAAGAATTATTTGGAGATACAAAAACATTTACTTCTAAACGTACTATCATGATTCCTAAATCATTAGTCGATGAACTGCTGGCACATAAAAAGTGGCAAAATGCTAATAAGCTTGTTTTACAAGATGCATATGAACATGAATTAGATTTAGTCTTTTCAAGAGTCGATGGAAAGTTCTTACCGAAGTCAACATTGTTCAATGCATTCTCACGCATACTTAAGAAAGCAAATTTACCAAGATTAGAAATACATTCATTACGACACACCCACGCGGTTCTTTTATTAGAGTCTGGTGCAAGTATGAAATATATTCAAGATCGACTAGGACATAAGAGTATAGAAATCACTTCTAACGTTTACTCTCATATTAGCGACAAAATTAATAAGGATTCTATTTCGGGGTTTGAAGCTTATATGAATAATGTATTGGGGTAACTTTGATTTTTTTGTGGGTGTTTTGTGGGTGGATTACTCTTCTTTCAAATAAAAGTGTTTTACCCACAAAATAAAAAAACCCTCAACACGTTGTGTGTCAAGGGTTTGAGCCTCTTAGTAAAGAGACATATATTGGTCGCGTTCCCATTGGTGAACTTGTGTTCTAAATATATCCTCTGGATTCATCAAGTTTTAAATCGCGCTAAAAACGTTGATTTATCAAGGTTTTATAAAAGTGATGTTTCATAGTGATTCATCACTTTTTTTAATTTTGTGGGTGAATTGTGGGTCGGTTCGTGGGTGAATCTAAAAAAAGGTAGCTCTTTTGAGCTACCTAAACAATTCCCCTTACAATAAAATATGTTGGCTAGATTATTTTAAAGCTAAAGACTACATAATTATCTTTTTGTTCATAATTTGTAATATAAATAATTTCCGTATTAACTTTTTCACCTGTGTATTGTCGCTTTTCTTCATCCCACTCATTAAGCACTACCTTATCTCCTACACAGAAATTACGATCATTTTTTCTGATTTCAAAAGTTTTAATTTTTGCTAAAACCGGTCGGAAAAATTCTTTATTTATCTTTAAGTCATGAACCATCACATTTATCACCTCGAGGAATGACACCTTTATTTAATTATAAAATTTATTAATTTAGAAAAAGCAACTTCTTCATTATAAATAAATATGTCAATTTCATTTTCTTCTGAATACCCAATGGCTTGTTGCAACTCACAATTTTGAAACTCCTCTAAAAATTCAATCGAGTAATCAACTTGATCTCTTTTTATTAAGCGTTCTCTAATTACCGATGGACTATTCTGCACAAAAATAATTTTTTCCATTTCGGTTCCTTCAAAAGTTGCATAAGGTAAAGAAGTTATATTTTTTTCTAAATCTAATAGACAAAAATGTCCATCTAATAGTAGTATTGCGTTTCCAATATCTAAATTTTTCAACTCCTGCTTCCACAAAACCTGATTCTGCTCAATATCTCTTGTATTCTTATTGGAAGCAATTATTCTTTTACCAGCTCTTCTAATCAAGTCACTAACAGACAAAGTTTCAATTTCAACTTCATTTTTTAGCTTCGCTGCCAAAGTTGATTTCCCAACACCATGTATTCCTGATAAAAAGATATATTTCACGCTTATAATCCCCCATTTGTATAACAAAATGATTGAGGAGCTACTTTTAAAGTATCATCAAACTCATGCAAGTCTAAATGCATATCATATTCTTTGAAATCCTTAATTTGAATAGCAACACCTGTTTGCTTACCTTCAAAATAACTATTAAAATAACTTTTTGTTATTCCTGAGTATTTCTTCGTCTTCCTCCATATATTATTGGGTTCATCAATAAGTATATTTTCAATTTCAAACTCTCCAACAACTTTTCCATATGGCTTAGTTGCATAAATTACAACAGATGTAATATCCTTTCGTTTAAATACTTTTTTTCTGTATTCAAATTTTTTTCTTCCTAAAACAATCTCTTTTACAAACTCTGGTTTAATCGATAATAAAACTTTCATTTACTTCACCTAATTCTATAATCTTATCAAACTGGGTGTCCTCTAATTGCATAAACCCAGCATAATCCTCTCTATTCATTATCCCCTGTTGAATCAAGTTATGTCTAACAATTCGTTTTGGTAACGAAATATTATAAAGCATCTTAACAATATGAGGATACCTTCTTGTATTCCAAAAATTAATTAATTCTCCTTCACTAAATATCGTACCTTTACCACAGTATTCAATAAAATCTTCTACACTATTAAACTCTCTAATATTCCTTCTTTCAATCACTGTACATACCGATGTCGCAACCGAACTCCATTCGGCACTTTTTTTATAATCAGCTGTTCTATAGATAACAAGTAAATCACCAGATTGAATTTTTTCCATTCCTGTCATGCTAGCTAAATAGACTTTCTCAGTAGTATTTGTGAAGGCAAGATCTTCCACCCTATGATTCTTTTCTGTTTGTAACTTAGAGTTTGGAAATAGCTTTGTATGAAATTTAGGCCAAATAGACAGTAAATATTTATTGTTCTCTTGTGTTTTAATACGCGGGAAATCTTTGTGTATATCATCATATTTTTCAAATGATTTTGTATATACCAACTCCCCATTTCTATTTAATCCCCAACTTGTAAAACCGAATTTTTCGAATAGCTTTATTAATCGTTTTTGCTTTTCAAAAACGGTCACATAACATTCTAAATAACCCTCCTCAATCATTTTTTTCAAAACTAGTCCCACAAATCTCTCACCTAATACCGTTCCGCGTGATTCTATTTTGAATGTACCTATTTTCAAGCGTCTCTTCTCTTCAAATGGAGGGTTAATTGTAGAATCAGCTTCTTCTTCTTCTTTAAGATATAAAAAGCCACGTAATTTATCTTCTTTTAAGATATACGCCTTCTCACCTTGCTTTGATTTTTTCTCAAACCAACCTTCAAATCCTTCATAATCCTCTATTAATGTAGAGAAAAAAGGGTCTCGTACATCCAATTGTGAAAAACTCACATATTCAATAACATCATTATTCATTAATTTCTTCCTCCCATTTTATCATTCTTTATGCCAACGTTCAAAACAAACGTTCGCCATTACATGAATTTATTTACATGTTAATTATAGCGAATTGTGGAATATTTTGTTTGATTTCATAAAAATTTATACTACTTTAATCTACTGTTTTTCACAAAAAAGCAAGCCTTTTCTTTAACAGAGCTTGCTTTTTATGACTTATTTTTTGTATATCTAATAAATTCCTTCATCAATAATTATTAATTCATTATTTATTTTTTCATCTGCTCTTTTCTTTTTAAAATATCCTCTTTAAAGAAAAGGCGGTCTCTCACCATCTCTTTAATCGGCACTAACGTCCCCGACTTCACCAACTTATTTAAATTCTGCCTAGAGCACTCTAAAATCTCTAATGCTTCTGACGTATTCACTATTTCATCATTCACGAATTTTATTAGCTCTTCCTTAGTTTCAAAGTTATACATTTTTCTTCTCCTTTATATACAAAATAACCATGTTGATTACCATTAGGATTATCGCTAGTATTGTACCAACGATACAGATATAACCCCAAGTGTTTAAATTATCATAATCAAGGATTGATAAAATAAACCCTAAAACAATGACTACAGGTAGATTCGTCCAGATAAATTTTTTCATAATAATATGGAATGTGATATAATCTTAAATGCAGGAGAGGTTTCCCTCCCCTGTGTGCTTATTCTGAGTCGTTTCCTTGGTCGGGGCGACTCTTTTGTTTTTCCTCTTTCACCTTGTAGTATGTATCTACGATGTTTTTAACACCTGTGGTGACTTGAGAGAAAACCGTTGCTGTTGTAGCTATAGCACCTAAGATTATTATCCAATCCACTTTGTTCACCTCCTGTTCTTTATACTCTTATTATACACCTTAAGTTGACTTAAGTCAACTTTATTTGAGAATATTTTTCCTGTAAATCTAATTTTATCCTATAAAATCGACATATATCTGTTATACTTAATATCGCAATATATTTTAGGAGGAACTAATTTGAAAAAGTATCTATTATTACTTGTCTCTGTATTTTTCTCCCTAGCACTTGTGGCTTGTGGCTCAGAAGAAAAAACAGAAGAAAAGAGTGCACCTACTGCCTCAAACCAAAAAGGTATTAAAGAAAGCAATTCGAAAACTAACGAAAAAACAGTACTAACTAAAGTTGGAGAAAAGCAAAAATACAATGCTCAAGGCGGAGTTATTGAGCTAATGAAAATTAAAGAAATTAATCAAACTATTGATGTAGCTCCAATGAAAATGACTGTTCAAAACATCAAGCTGTTTGAACTATCTGACCTTCCAGAACAAATGTTAACTGCGGCTAAAGAAGTCTATCAAGCAACACCTACTAACGATGGAAAACTAAATTATATTCAAGTTATTTACACAGTGGAAAATACCTCAGATGAAAATATTAACTTCCTTAATTTTGATAAGGTAGTATTAAATAATGGTGAACAGTTAGAAGCAAATCGCAATTTCATTACAGAAAAAAACACTTCCTTTGAATACTTTGGAAAAGTTAAACAAGAACGTGTCCTAGGTTTATTCTTCAATGGAGATCCAAAAGATATTACTAATGTCAAATTCATTACAAGTTCAACATACCAGCAAAAGTCGTATGATACGATTACTGATGGTCAACAAGTTCAATTTGATTTATAAAATAGCAAAGCCCTCTCATTCGAGAAGGTTTTTTTTACTACTTATTTTTTAATACGTTTACATTCTTTCAATCTGTATTAAAAGAATTTGGTATAATTAGCTTAATTTAAGGGAGGGAACTAGTTTGAAGGTTATTCAATCTATATTTAGAGGGTTTCGTTTATTAAGTAAAATCATAAATCCAATACTAAAGGCATTATCTAAAAGTAAATTTTAATTATCATAGTAATAGGTAACTCGTCACATCGCTATCGTGCTGAGAAATGCAAAGTCTCTAAAAAATAGGTTTAACTACAATAAGGTGAAATTTTCTTTTTAATATGTAGTGGGTATGTAATTGTAGTATTGAGTGTTAAATTGTTTACGAAGAATAAAATTATTTATAGTACGCTTTGTATGAGATACAATATAAAAATATTACTAAATTGAAAATCGTCGAATAAAGAACCTTTATTGATGTTGCATTATTTTATTTTAGATTCAAGAATACGAATTCTGGCTAGATTTACATTAATGATATCACTAAGATAATTATTTGATTATAAATTTTTTAAAATAAAATTTACGGAGGTTATACAGTTATGTATAAAATAAAAGACCATTTCGAAGATATATCGAAAACACTAAGCATTTTAAAAGTATACATTTCGCTTCACAATAGCGCTGGTTTAAGAGATGTAAATACGATATCAGAGCATTTTTTTGCAGGTTTGCTAAGTGAAATTTTCGATGCGGAATTTAAAAATATGAATTTAATTAAAGTGAACTTTCCCGCAATTGATTTGGGCGATACTAATAAAAAAGTTTGTTACCAGGTAACGTATACAAATGATAGAAAAAAATTGAATGAAACACTTCAAAAATTTGTTGAACATAAACTATATAACACGTTCAAAGAATTGAACATCCTTATATTAAGCGACAAAAAGAATTATAAATCTTTCAATCACGTGACTGGTATTAACTTTGATCCCCAAAAAAATATTATCGATATAAGTTCTTTAATGTACCTAATAAGCAGAATAACAGATATAAACAAGTTAAAGAAGATATCAGATTATTTAAGAAGAGAACTACATGGAATTTCGCTACTCGATAGTGATCCACTGGAAAATAACATAATAGAAATAGTGGAAAAAGAAATATTAGATAATCTCGCTTTATTATCACGATCAGTTCGATATAATGACAATAAAAAACCAATAACGCCAAAAGATATTCTAAATTATTTAAGCGATGATGATTTTTTATCTTATAAAAGAGAAAAAAAATCGGTAATGTACATGTTTATGGAATTGAAATTTGATACATACAATAAGTATGAAGATAAATTACTTTCTTTTAAAAGTCACAGAGCAAAAGAAATTATTCAATTATATACCCAATTTAATATTTGGAACAAATATAATCAACTAACAGAAATGAGATTGGATGAGTTTATTGAATTTAAAAGAATTTTGGCTTATGAGTTAAATAAACACATAATGGGCCATGTTAATTTTCTTACAGGGGAAAGATATGAAAATTAGTCCTTTTCATTATTATTAATAATCCCCTCTATAATATAGACTTTATGGCCATTTCCATTTTTTATTTTTATAGATTTATATAATTTAACTGGGGTCTCACCATATCTTCATCAAGATAGCATTTTTAAATGTTCCCAAAACGCTAAAGTGAGTTATTTGTGATTATACCCATCCATTTTTTTCGATTTAAAGGATAACCCACTTCTTAACTTGATGACAATACGGTGTTCCCCTGCAACTTAAATTCCTCTTATTTCTTATAAAATATCGCCCAATAAGGGCGTTTCTTTTTTACTTCACATATACATAGGCTTCATTTACAGTCACATAGTACGTTTTCATCTTGCTATTGTGTACTTTATACTGTGAAAATCCATTGACTGTGACCTTTTTATCAATTGTAAATCCTAATCCTACATCAACTGTACCTGCAACATCTTTATCCTGCCAAGATGGAGATTCATAGAAACGTAAATTGTCCACTTTAGAAATAACCCTTTTACCAGTTATAGTAGAAGCATTCGTCCCATTGTAACGGATGTATGAGGAGTCATAATAAATCCATTGGTTACCACCAAGATTTAACCAGTTTCCTAATTTTCCCCATACTTTATAAGCCTCTCCTTTTTGTAGTTTACGAATAACGCTATTATCCGTTGATGGTCCAGAACGAAGATTTACATTGTATCCCTCGATATATACAACACCATTCCCCTCTACTGTGCCAGGTACTTCATTTGGTTTTTGTGGTTTAGCATCCACTGTAACAGAGTTCCCGTTATAAGCCTTTAATACATCTGCTCGGAATTTAGCCTCTGATACACCATGACTACGAAGATAATCAATTGGATCTTCATGGTCTGTACCACCTAATTTATAAGTAATATCCTTATGTGTCCATAACCCTTTAGAAGGGTGAATATTTCGTTCACGCAAGATTTCCCCAATTAACTCTACATATCGTTCGTAAGAACGTTTGAATTTGACTGGATCGCTTGTCTCACACAATTCAACGTGAACAAATCTAGCATTCGCTGCCGGACCTGCACCCCATGCACGATATTTAGTAGATGCAATTTGAATCTTTTCATCCCAATCAACTGCGTAGTGAACAAATGCTGAACGCCATGTACGAGACTCATATTTTTGAATATTAATAGCTGGGGCTTCTGGAGTAGCTGTAGAATGAGCTACAACGCCCTCATAAGCACCTACACCGTTACTGTATGGTTGTTTCGGTAAATCAGGAATAATAAGTGTTCTATCAGCAAAAGCACTTGTAGCAAAAGAACCAGCAAGTACTAGAATCATAAGTAACGAGGTAATATGTTTCATTGTCTTTTTCATTTAGCATCAACATCCTTTTTTATAATTTTTGTGTGGTCAAATAATCCACTTGCTGACAATCCAATAATGATCCCTTGAAATACATTTGTTTTGATATCTTGAGACAAAAATAAAACGCCTAGCGTTATGCCAAGCGTTAAATTTAATAACGGAACATATTTTGTTTGCATCCCAACTGTTTTTGCAATTTGTGATAATCCTACAACAACACCAATCATTACCGTAATTTCAATCATTACATACCACCTCCTTTCAAAAAGAAGGTCAGAGCTGCTCCAATAAGCCCACCAACAATAAGGCGTAAGATCCAAGTTGTATTAGCACTAATCTTATCTAATTGTTTATTGATATTGATAATGTCTTTCTCGTTACCTGTTGTCCGCATTTCTAAACTTTTAATCTCTAAGCGAATGTCCTTAATATCTTGCTTTATTTCTTGAACATCACTTCTTACTTCTTTTAATCCTTCCACTTTGATCACCCCTTTTTAGACAATAAAAAAAGACCAGCTTATGGCTGCTCTGGTTTCTTATCAATTAATTGTTGAAGTAGTAATCCTTCTAGACGTGCAATTCTGTCCTCTTGACTGGCTACTTGTGATTTTAGATATTCAATTTCATTATCCTGACTAGCAATTTTCGATTTAAGATTACTTAGTTCTTTCTCATGAACATCTTGTATAAACTTAATCTTTTGAGTAGCATCTAAATGGAGAGTTACAAGAGTGTACAGGTTGATTCCATCCCCCAAATCAGCATGGAAAGTTTCATCTGTGTCCTCCAAGATAAGACCATACTGTAGAGGAATATCTCTTGTAGTGTGTAGCTTTCCTGTTCCCTCAGCTTCCTGTCTCATTTTGTAGAGTTTCTCTACATCACTTTTAAAGTTATATTGCTTTACTTTCAAGCTCATAATTTTTTCTAAGGCATTAATCTCTAAATCACGAATATTGGACTTAATCTTACGAGATGAACGGTTTGTAAGACTTGTGTAACTTATGTTCCCCGCTTGTAATCCTGCTGTTGGTGTATTTTCACCTACTGGGATAAGCTGTAATGCACTTTGGTATCCTGAAACGTGTGAACCTCTGATACGTATATATGCTAGGCGTAGATCAGCATTGTTGTTGTCATCTTGTAAAAGCATATTGTTACCTGAGGTTTTGTTCTTATTTTCAAAGTAGAAGTTACCATTTCCATTTCTAAAAGTATGATTTGTCCTTACAGTTGATAGGTGGTATCCGTTACCTTGCAGGTAAATGTTATTACCTGCTATAACTTCAAAATCTAGCGACGGCTGAATTTTAATAGAAGTATTTTGAGCTACCGTATCAGTCTTGATTACTATATCACCTTGACGAGAAGCTGAGATAGTTACAGTGTCCTTACCATATAAATGGACTTTTCCTCCCCAAGTCTGTTCTAATCCTGAACCATATAGGAACAAATTAGAATTACTATTATAGGATTCTACTACTCCTAGAGTTGAATAAGATTCTCGGAAGTTATCATTTCCATTCCCATCAATGGGAGTTCTATGGTAGAGAGCTGTTGCCCCCTCAATACCACCTGATTTAGAACGCCCCATCACAAGAGCAGGCGTTATAGCTGTTCCATCTTGACTATTAAAGAATTTCAATTCAACTCTAGAAATATTTTTATCATACAGCTCTAAGAACTGTCTATTGAGTTTTACAAAACGCTGTTCACTGTTAGGAGCAGTTTTAATAGTAACCCCAACTAGTTCTTGAGCTTTCAAGTGCTTCGCTTCAATGTAACCGTCAAGCATAATTTTTTGAGCTTGAATCAATACAGATTGAGCTGTTTGGTTAATTGTAGAGGCGACTTCATTGTTTTTAACTCGTTGAGTAATTTCTCCTGCCATTAAAGAAATAGAGCTTGTATGAGAATCTACAATAGACTTACTTCCAAATTGACCGTTAGCTTCTTTTTTTGTGTAAACGTCCGTTTTTTCTGCCTTTAACTCAATACTTTTAGACTGCTGATTTATGCTCGTTTCAAGAGTTGATACCTTAGAGTTAAAATCTGTGGTGGCAACTTTCTTAGCAATTTCTCCTACAAGTTGATCATAGTTAGCATAGTCTTTCGGATTTTCCATAAATACCGAAGGTATAGCGCCTTGTTGAAATTGTGGTTGAGACACCCAGATAAGTCCGTTTCTACGTATCCATATATAAGCCTCTACATGAGTAACAGCTTTTGAAGGAACCTCAGCAGTAACAGAAACGAATGTCCATACACCGTTATTCAACTTATCTTTTAGGTCTACACTACTAGTTGTAACTGTAGTTGAACCATTTAGAAACTTAATCTCTAAAGCTCCACCTTGATCTAAACCGTCCTTGTTATATGTAAAAACCCATGCAGATAATACTAGTTTTCCTGAGCTAGATGTAACAGGGAATAATTGACTAATACCTGTCCAAGCATTTACAGTCAGCCCCGTCGCTTGAATCTGAGCCGAATTATATCCGTCATGTTGCCTTGCTGTTGTAGGTGTAACAGCTACTCCCGATACAGTAGCTACGACTTTCCATTTGCTAAGGCTCGGGGTTCTAGAAGTAACAATACCAGAGCTAGGGGTAATTATCCTATCTTCAAAAGCGGAGTTCATGTATAAGTTTGTACTACCCAGACCACCCACATAATCTTGCATTTGAGTATCGGAAACTTTAGAGCTGATTTGATTGTTCAACTGGATAATCTCACTCGTATTCTTTTGAATTTGTGTAGTGTGATTACCTTGCGTTGTACTAAGAGAAGTAATTGTAGCTTGATTGCTATCCACGGTTTGCTTAATAGCGTTGGTTTTAACTGTCAGATCATTAAGTCCATGCTGAGTAGAGAAGTCATCAGTAGATAAGTTCCACCCTGTAACACGGTCTCCCAATTCCACCTGAGGCATTCTATAGTATATGTCCCCATTATGGAATAAAGCTAAACGGAATCCACCTGAGACGATATCTGCTGCCTTTGGCTTTATAGTTCTGACTATACGAGTCCACTTGCCTGTTGTGATATCTGCTAATTCGTCTGCTGTAAGTTGTACGTCTTGGTATTGTACTCTCACGCCTGCTTCATTGAAAAACTCTATGATGTAAGCATATTTAAACTTAAAAGTAGCTACGTTAGGAACTTTCATGTAAGCACTGAACGTGTAATCTTGGTTTAATGTTACAGAAAATTTCGTTGAAAAACCATTTACAATGCTATTAGGGGCTGTTTCCGCTAAGTTAGTACGATTAAAGCGAATTACTCCTGCACGCTTATCGTCACCCCATGGCATTTGGAAGCTCGTCACATCAGGATGAGTAAATCCCCAACCTACAGGTAATCCTGTATCTCTTTGTAGAAAGCTTGAGTTGTAAACTAAATTAGTCCCCACTATGCCCTTGCCCTCGATAGCTGTAATAATAGTTTTAACGCCATCTACACTTTTTTCAATATCGGTTGTTTTCTTTGTGAATTCATCAGTTGCTACTTGATTTTCTGGAGCTGGTGTCCAATCCTGCGGTTTGTTCCCTTTATACAGAGCAACCCATTCTACAACAGCTTTTGTAGTATTACTTGGATAGTTATATAAACTTAACTTTCGTTCATTTCCACTTGTAGCTGCAACAGCTTTGAACGTTACATAAGTTATTCCATTAGCGTAAACATTTGTTGCATATCCAACATTGCTAGACCCGCCATTCTGCCAAATCCCAAATTTTTGACCTTGTAGGACATTTCCTTTAATTACAAAGGTATATTCCTCACCTGTAGAGAAATTTTCAGTTAGAGAATATTGATTAATTAAATACTCTGTTTTTTCGTATTTAACATTTGAATCTAATAAAAGGTTACGCCCTCCAGCCTTATCGTTATTAACCTTTGTTTCTACACTCGTTAGCTTCTCACTGATTTTCCCTGCTTGCTCTTTAATTTCAGTTGTCACTTTAGTTAAAACATTACCGTCTCCAATATCCTCAGGTGCTGGTCGCCATGGATACGCCTTAGTCGTAACGGAAATCATAGGAGAAGATTGTTGGTAAATGTATTTTCTATCTCCACCCGACCATTCCCACGGTTCGACACGAATTAATTGATCTGTTGCATCCATATGCTTCTTTTCAACAGTGAACGTACCAGAAAATTGCTTCCATTGATTATCAACGTTAGGTAGTTCAGGACCAAAGCCTAAACCATCATAAATACTATGTTTCGCTTGAACTCCATCAGGTGCGTCTTTCAACCTTGCCCAAACCGAATAAGTGACTTTGTCCCCAATTTTAATCTTATTCGGTTTAACTAGATTTACAATGTGATATGAAAGCCCATGCCATGCACCAGTGACATCAACAACAGCATTCCCGTTGAATTTGTCTTGTGATAACTTAACTGTTCCGCCTTTAAAGTAAACAGGTGTCACCAATTCCTTTGTCCCAACCATCAGGTTCGTAACGTCGCTATCAATGCCTTCAACCTTTTTCTCTACTGACGTAATTAACTTTGTATTACCATCCACATTTGATTCAACCGTATTTAATTTATTACTAATTTCACTATCCTTTTTTGTTAACGATTCAATGGATTGTTTAAACCCATCTGCAGTTTGTTCTGATTTAGTAACTCGTTCTGTAAGCTTTCCCTGTTCGTTTTGTACATTTGATACAGAAGTATTTATTCCTTTAATAGTAGTCTCAATTTCTACAGTCTTTTTAGTAAAATCATTTGTTGTTACCTGATCTTCTGGCGCTGGTGTCCAGTCTGTCACTTTGTTTCCAATTTCTATTTTCGGTCTACCTACTTTTACATAGTCTCCGCCACATTGAATATATACTGCATTCTGTTCTGTTTTTAATATCCCTATATCTTTAATCCACACGGTTGTGCTTATGACACCCTTAAAATTCATACCATCTGTTATTCTTAACCAAGCACCTAGATGTTGAATTGAATTATCGAAATATCGTATAGAAGGTTCAAAACCAATTCTATTAGATGTATTAACACCAGTTTTTGCATTTTTAACTTCAACATAAACACTCACTGTAACCTGTTTACCTTGTAAGTCTTTTAAATCATTTACAAATCTGAAATTTTGTACAGTATTAGGTGGTAATATGAATTTATCAGAATCAAGGACATAGTTTCTTCCACCGACATTTGTGTGATTAACAGTGGTTTCTAGTTCGCTTAACTTTTGTTTAGTGCCATTTGCTGTTGTTTCAATTTCATTTGTTTTGTTTTGCAGTTTAGTTAAACCGTCGTTGGTTTTTGTTAACTCTGACTTCTCAGCTTTCTGTGTAAGAGCTTCATTCGTTTGACCAATAGATGTATTAATATCCTTGAATTTCTGTACGTTCCCTTGTTTATCAGTTTCATAAATTTGTTTCCCTATGAAACCATCTTTAATTTCATCTTTCGTATAAACACCGGATTTATCAGCTTTATCCTTTAATTGATTATTAATCCACGTTTGATCAACTTTGTCATTAACCTGTTTTTGAACATCAACTATTTGTCCAGCTATTTCTTGCGCTTTACCTTCCACACTTAGAACCTTTTGATTTAATTCCGTTTTAGCTGTTTCAATATCTTTATTAACATCTTTAATACTTTGTTGTAATGGAGCCGTATCTGGAACAACTGATTCCCATGCTGTACCTGTCCATATTTTTAAAATACCAGGCTTACCATTACTAATATCACGCCAGAGTGTTTTATTTGCTTTGAGATCAGTAGTAGGTGGTTTAACATTTTCTATAATATCTACAAGATTTTTCTCCATGTAATCTTGAGTTGCTTCTGCTAAGTCTTTAGCTGTTTTACTTTCCTGTTGAGCTTGTTTTGACTTGTTGATAGCATCTTGAATGTCTAGACCTTGATCTTTTACTTTGTCCTTTAAAGCATCAAACCACCCTTGAGGTACTTTATCTTGTAATGATGCTAAAATTTTTTGGTACATTCTGCGTAACTCTTCATTCGAATCAACAATTTCACGATAATCACCAAACACATATTTATCTTGTGTAGGGTCTTTAAAAGATTCATCACCAGCGATAGCACGTGCTTCAAGGTACAACTTAGGTGTGAAACCTCTATCTATGATTCGGATTGTATCGCCTTCATTGATTAATTCATGCGCTAATCCAAATACTTGCCCTATACTTTGAGCTTGAACTTCGTAAGAAACAGAAGTATTTATACGTTTTTCTATTTCTGTTTTCATAAGAGTTTTAAGTCGTTGCGGGGTCATATCTTGATTTTCTGTCTCTGGGCTATAGAAGCCGAATTTCTGTTGCCCCTTTTCATTCCAGCGTTGAAAAGCACCGTCATCTACAAGATAAGGTACGCCGTTATTTATTTCTGCAATAGTAATAAATTCTCCGCCTTCTTTTTTTACGAAGCCTAATAAGGCTGTACAAATGTTTTGAGAGTTCTCAATACGTTTAATTCCCATTAAATCTTTACCAAGAGTTACTTCTTTCTTTGTATCTCGTCCTCGCTTCTTGACCATATCCACATAACGGCCAACGATTTGAGATCCTACAACTTCAGCACGATATTGAATTTCTAATTCAAATGAAGAAGCAATCTGTTTAAGAAATGTCAGTGGATCAGTAAATTCATCAATAGTTATAGAATGTGATCCATTATGCTCTGTTTTACCTATTTTCCACTTAGTACCTGCAAGAGCAATTCCCATACATTCATTTAACGTTTTACCTTCAATTTTTTGCGGATTAATAATCCCTGCTTTAGCAAGCTGAATCCATTCACCAGATGCATAAGCAACCACTGATCTATCTTTAGAATCTTTTTCTGCTTCAGTAATTACATATGGAACAATTCGACCATCACGCACTTCTTTTAATACTAAATTTTGTTGTAAAAGCGTTGTTGCATGTTCTGTATTATCAAACACCCTAAACTCTAATGTATCTATATTATTCTTGATTTCCCAATGGCGTTTATCATCCCAATAATCTTTTGGTTGTATGGCTGAAACGATTTGACTAGTTTTAAAATCAACGATATGTAAGATTCCACTTGGTCTTCTCATCTAAACCGCTCCCTATAGCTTAATTTTGCTACTCCTATATTGGCTGGACGTACTATAATTTCATTCGGCCCTCTTTTTACGATAGGAAATGAACTGAATATGTCTTTCAATCCAATCACATTTTTTCCGTTAATTGTTACTAATGATCTTTCTGTATCTATTTGTATTTTGTCTCCTATATCAAAAATATACGGAGTCTCGTCAATAGTTAAAGTGTTTATCTTCCAAAACTTAATATCTTCAATAAATGCAATATCAGCTGGTGGATTAGAACCATAAACTATACACCCTACAGCTATCTTTGCTACTGGCCTAGCTGTCATAGGATTACTATCAGACTCATCTCTCCATGTACGGACAAAACTAGCATCATCTATCTCAGTATTCTTTCGATATTTAGCAAAATAGAAACTCCATTCCTTGCCCCTGCGAGCTACTGCAACATGCCCTCTAAAATCGTTAAATGTATCAGAGTACATTCCCATCTCGTCAGAAATCCATTTTCTAGAACCTCCTGAATCAATAATTGCTTGTGCTGTTGTCATTTCATGACTCATATACTCATCAGCCATTGCTAGTTCAACTATCACATTGTCGTTAGCATCTAAAAGCATAACCACAGTTTTCCCCATTCTGTTCCAGTGTTCAGATTGAAAAGTCATTTGCACATCAAGTCTAAAATCTTGGATAACGCCACCTGTATTAGGAATAGTTCTCTTCATAAAAGGACCATGCCACTCAGTATCCGTTCCTGTTCCATATGAGTCAGGTGTAAAAGCATATCCTTGCCAAACCTTCATAGCCCCTGAACTTTTGTAAATCCCTATTTGACCGGTTACAGCATTCCAGGTAGTTAAACTCTTCATTTCGTCCCATATGAGACGCTCATTTTGTTTCACAACACGAGTTTTAACACCTGTGGGATAACCTAATCTAAAGTATTCGTCACCATTCCAGACATCAAGAAAAGGGCTCTGTGCTCCCACAGTTATATCAATAACGGGATTAGACTCTACAGAGCCATTGTTACGTAATGAAGCTTTTAAGTCTCCCTTCTCAATAGCCAATATTTTCTCTTGTACAGCTCCCAACTTATAAGGCATTGGACAAATAAATTTAAGTGTTCCTGTACCCAGGGCTACAAATTCATCTGGATCAAAGCTATCATCTACAATTGCTAAATATGTTCTATTTGGTTCTATATCAAAAATAAGTTCTGCTGGTTGATCTGTTATTAACCACCCTGCAATTTCTTCTTTCAGCGTTTCTAAATCAGATCCATTAGGAACTATAATTCCCACAGGAATAGAAAGAACCCGAATTTCAGTTTGTGTGTTTAATAGTCTTGCACCAGGATACCCCGGAATACTTAATAAATTTCTTTTCAATGGTGCCCAAGTAGGTCTTTTCAAGCCTTTTGCAATTTGGACATATTCTTTACGTTCGTTGTTAAATGTAAAAGAGCTCATTTTCACACCCCATTTCTCTATAAAATAAAAGAAACTCAAACCTAAAAGGCTGAGTTTCTTTGCTCTTCTCTTTCTTGGTATTCTTTTGTATATCGATAAGTACCGCGCGCTAAGTCTCTACCATCTAAAATAACTGGTACTTCAATTACTAAATCGCCGCCTTGTGCTGAAATTACTTCATTGCCACCAGTTTGTCCTGATGAATAATTAAATACTTGATTTGCGATATTACCAGCCATGGCTTGTCTACTATTCGACATACTTCCATACACACCACTCATAACAGACTTTAATCCTGCTAATTGACTCATAGAACTAGCCATCATCCGACTCATATCACCCATTAATTGATTCATAGTCCCAGTAATACCGAGTGATTTTTCTTTCGATGATAAAGGTGTAACTGTAATTGAATTACCCTTCTTCGTAAATAACTCTGGTCCGGCTTCTCCTGTGATAAATGAACCATCACCTACAGGCTTTCCACCTTTAGCAAGCATCGGTACATGCGGAATAGTTGGTGCACTAACTCCTGGAATTTCATTTAACAATTCTGCTGGTGTATTAAAGCCATCTATGAACTTATTAATAATACGTATGATTCCGTTGATAGCTGTACGAATACCACTCTTAATTCCATCCCACACGCCTAATACTGCTGACTTCATTCCATTAAATGCCCCACTAACAGCACTTGTTACCCAACGAACAGGAGTCATAATGGCATCTTTCAAACCATTCCACACTGAAGATGCTGTAGATTTAATACCATTCCAGATACTTGAAAGCGTAGACTTAATACCATTCCATACGCTACTACTTGCACTACTAATCATATTCCAAACAGTTGAAATGGCTGATTTAATGCTATTAAAAATTGAGCTTGCTGTGGAAACAATTGAATTCCATAAGCTAGAAAGATAGCTTTTAATCGTATTCCATACGGCACTCGTAGTAGAACTAATAGTATTCCAGACGTTCACAATCCAGTTTTTTATTGCATCAAAAATTGGCGTTACAATAGCGACTAATCCATTCCAGCATGCTTGTAAAAAATTCTTAACTGCATTCCACACAGCCATCGTCGCTGAACTGATTGTATCCCATACACTAACAATCCAAGATTTGATTTTTTCAAAGATTGGCGTTACAAATGACACAAGTCCATTCCAACAAGAAACTAAGAAATTCTTAATCGTTTCCCATACAAGACTTGTAGTAGATTTAATCTTATTCCAACACTCAGAAATAAAATTCTTGATGCTTTCAAATAGTGGAGTAGCAAAGTATAAAATAGCCGTCCAAATCGCTTGTAAGTATTGGCTAATGAAATTCCATACAGTTTGAATCACTGTGGAAATACCGTTCCAAATCATAGAAAAGAAATCAGCAATTCCTTGTAAAATTGGCGTGATAAAAGCTACTAATCCATTCCACGTCTCTTGAAAGAATGCTGAAATAGAAGTCCATATTTCTGTAAAGAAAGTCGCTATTCCCTGCAAAACTGAAGTTAAATATTCAACTATCCCATTCCAAATTTCCATACAGAAATTAAAAATGGATGTCCAAATACCAACGTACGTTTCTAGAATAGCGGTTCCCCAGGTTACAACAAACTCTACAATGCCATTCCATATACCTATTAAAAATTCCTTAATTGAGTTCCAAATTGCTGATGTAGATTCACTAATGCTATTCCACGCTTCACTTGCCCATTGCACAATCCCATCCCATATTCCTACTAAGAACTCTCCAATTGCATTCCAAGCATCAATGGTCCATTGTTTTATAGAATCCCAATTTTGATAAATTAGAACGCCCAAAGCAACTACAGCGGCTACAACTACGGCAATTAGTGCGACCCATCCCATCATTGCGGCCCCTATACCCGATATGACGACAACTATTGGTGCTAAAGCCATAAACGCCCCTGCGATTACTCCAATAGCTACTGCAATAGCTGCTAAAGTAGCTGCTAGTTTAGGATTATTAGAAATCCAATCGGCTATTTTAGCAACAACATCAGCTATTACTCCAAGTACCGGTTGGAGAGCCATTTGTAAATCTTGCATTGCTTTTTGAAACTTAACTGCTGGATTTGCATCCATTTTTTTAATGGAACCATTTAATTGTTCTTGATTCTTTTGGAAATCAACTGTTTTTTCTTTCGCACCCAGCAAAGTATTAATAATGTTTTGTCCTTGATCTTCATACATTGTTCCGAAAAATTTAACCCCTAATTCATTACGCTTTGTTTCATCATCAACTTGCGATAGAGCTTGTGCAATCTCAGTCATTGCTGCTGAACCTTCTTTACCACCATTAGCTACAGCTTGACCCCATTTTTGAACTTGTTCCGCTGAAATGTTAGTGCCTTCAAGAGCTTCTTTCATCGCTTTATCGACACCTTGACCGAACTCAGCCGCTTTAATACGTCCTTCTTTTAATCCATCTAACAGGTTATCAATCATGAATATTCAACGTGATTCGCAAAGTCACGCCCGTTCATTATGAACTGCTATACGTCACCGCATAGATTAGACTATATCTTCAACTCTTTGAGTTGCCCCCTGTTTCGAGTGTCATTTGCTTACACCCTACGTCTCTCGACTAGTCGTTGCACGTTCCTTTATTAAAGGCTTCGCTCAGCATTGTCTCTTTTGAGAGTTTCACTGAATTAAAGGGGTTTTGCATTGTACGTCACCATACAAGGGAACTATAAATTAATTCCAGGTACCTGTTTCAACACCAGCCTCCATAATTGCCTGCACTTCTTCAGCACTATATCCAGCTCTTGTTAACTGTCCTCCATATTCAGCAATAATGTCTAATTGTTCAGGTGGAAATCCCATTTTTAGCAAAGCGTTTGTTAAACCAAGTGCACCATCTTGCGAAATCCCTAATTCGTTTCCAATTTCATTCGTTTCTTGAATTAATTCCGTAAAATCTATTCCTTCATAGGATTGCGCAATTGCCGCTGCTCCTTTAACAATAGCTGCATTCGCCTCATCACTTACATTCTTATTTAAAGCCCACTGTCTACGTACACCTTCTAATGATGCCTCTGCATCCACACCATAAGCCGTTACTCCCCTTACAGCGGCTTCTACTGACTGCTTAGAGGATTCTGGAACATCAAAAGTTATATCAATTTTCGTTTGCAACTTTGACATATCCATTGCTTTTTCAACCGCACTAGCAATACCGCCACCTGCTGCCATACCACCTATGACGTTTTCTAACCCTACCTTTAGCCCTTCAAACTTCTTCTCCGTTCTTCCGGCTTCTTGCTGTAAATCTCTTAATTCATTTCGCACTTGTTGTATTGAGTTTCCAGCATCCACAGATCGAAGAGCCCGTTGCAATTTCTCTATATCTGTTTCTGCTCCTAATGCTTCCCTACCAATAATCCCAATCGCTTGTTCCAATTGCCTACTTGTAGCCGTACCACTTTTAATTGCATTCACAAGACGATTTCCTAATGCTCCTGCGAAATCATCAACGCTTTTCCCAGTAGCGCTAAACAATGTTTCTAATTGCCTTGTTGAACTGGCTACACTATCTTGCTCAGCCTTCATGTTTCCAAGCTTATTCTTCAGGCCATTAAGCGATCCTTCTGTAAATTCAATTTCACGCCTGAATGCACGGTATTGTTCTTCAGAAATTTTCCCGTTTTGAAATTGCGCTTGGACTTGTTGCTCCGCTGCCTTCAATTTATCTAACTTTTGTGTGGTGTTTTCAATTTGCTGAGTCAGTAACTGTTGCTTTTGGGCTAAAGCTTCAATATTACCTGGATCAAATTTTAATAATCGCTCAACATCTTTAAGCTCTTTGGTTAAATCATTACTACGCTTGTTAACATCTTTTAACGCATTTTGAAGTCCAGTGGTTTCACCACCAATTTCAATTGTAATCCCTTTAATTCTTCCTCCTGCCATCATCTCACCCCTTTCTTAGAACGAATCAAAGTCTTTTTGATTTGCTTTACGGGTTTTCTCTTTGTCTGGATTCTCCATTTCAGCAAATTCAGCAATGTAATCAAAGCAATCACCGATGGTCATTACTTCTAAATCCCAACTCGTTAGTTTCGCTTTATAACAAAGAGCAAGGAACAAATCAGTGGTGAATTCTTCATTACTGAAAGGCCCTTGCTCTCCATTACTTTTCTTTAGTTTTTTTTTGCTCCCATTGTACTTTGAATCATATCGTTAATCTCTGGAATGATTTCATAAATAGGAAACTCTTCAAATCCGTCTAACCATGTAATTGGATCCGGAAGATTTGGATCAGCGGTTTTAGCATATAACCAAACTAAATCATAAATAACTTCAAAATCTATTTTCTTTAAATCTACATTTGAGAGGTCAATAGAAGGCTGAGAACCATCTTGTGGTGTAAATGTACCAATAGCTCCTAAAGCCATCATATCAGCAAACAAATCACGTCTAAATTGCGCTTTGTAACGCTTAACAGTTGCTGCTGTACTTTTTAATCGAACTTGCTTACCATCTATTACAATTGTTTTTTCCATCTAATTACGCTCCTTTTGGTGCTGTTGGTGTTTTTACATAGACCTTTTTGTACCAATTATCATGGATTGCCGGTGTAGTTTTAGAAGTTGTCTTTGTCTTAACCATCGGTCTACCACCAGTTGCTAGAATAATTGGACTTGCGACGAATTTAAGCTCGTTTGTATTCGGTTCAGCTGAATTCGTTTTTGATTTTGATGAAACATTAGGGCGACTCGCTGAACAGTTATACATAACATGACGAGTTGCTTTCACATCACCATCAAACTCAAATAACAGTGCAAATGGTTTCCCTTTTGCATCAGCTAACTCATTTAATACACCATCTGTTTCATCTAATTGTTCACCTAATGCATCAATTGCAAATTGCTCCGGAAGGAGTGCAATATTCAACGTTCCTTCATAACCTTGGTTATTATCTGCTGAGTAATAAAGCATGTCATCGGCATAGAATTCAATTAAATCACCACGTGGTTCATTTGTTAATTCAACCGCACCAGGCAATGGAATTGGTGTTCCAAATGTAACTATCCCATCTTTTGTTTCATATGTTGCATAATGTACATTTTTTAATCCAAAACTTACTTTGTTCTCACTCATTTATATCAACCTCGTTTCATAATTTTTTTGAAATAGGTTTTCAGTTTCAATAAAAACCTCATAAGATTCATAAGGAATCTCATAATTATCTAGGATTTTTTCAAGATTAGCTTCAGCAACTAAATCTTTTTTATTTGTATAAAGCTCGATACTTAAGTTATTTATCTTGTGATATACCTTGTTATCAGCCATTAAATTCGCTGATCCGTCCACAAGAAAACAAATATAAGGTGGCGCTGGAACTGGATTGGTTGGCGTTGCTGTGAAATGTGAATAAGCCACAGGATAACCTGTAGCATCAAGGATTTTCTTTAATTCACCTAATGTCATTGTTGAATCGCCCTTTCGACACGTTCAATTAGTTCATTTATTGCTTTTTCTTCTGCCGGAGCAATGTGAACCTTAGCCGCTACACGGCCACCATTTGCTTTAACATGTCCCTTTTCCAATAAATGTGTAAGTTGTGGTTTCAATGCATTATAAACAATGATTGCACTGCCATCTTTCTTTTTCCGCCAGCCTTTACCATACTTCCCTGTTTTCTTAGGACTTTTTTGTTTCAATTCATTCACAAGATTAGTCGCAACCTTTTCTTTAGCATCTTCTATATCTTCTTCTACTAGGTTAGCGTATCTTTGCAATTCCCTAGCAATATCACTTGCAAGAGTATCAATATTAGACACCCGCTTTCACCTCACAATAAAGTTCGATCTTTTCATCGTCTCTTTCATACGTGCGGTAAATGCTATATTCTTTATCTCGATACTTCACTTTTCGTTCATCCTGATAATCCCAGACATGAACAATCAATATATGACTAGCCTTGATATTACTTTGTCCAGCTTGAAAGAATTCTGATTGAGGAACTGATTTTTTCTTGCAAAATACCTGTCTACTAAATACTTCATCTTCCTCAACTTGTCCTAGTTCATCTTTAGTAATTGTTATTACTGGGAATAGTAAAATATCATTCATTTATAGTCACCCGCTAAAGTTAGATGATTCTTAAGCATGTTATAAGATGCTAAAAAACGTTCTGCCTCTTTTGCGTCTGAAATAAAATTAGCTTTTACATACGTAATAATTGCTCTTTTAATTAGAGGATCAGTGTCATCATTTGCCTTGAGATGAGAAACACCCGATAAATTCAAATCATATCGAGATGCTTCAATTAAATCTTCAAGTTCATCATCAAGAGCATTATGTGAGATGCGTACCGCTTTCTTCACAACATCAATCATCATATTCATTCACCAACTCGCTCTAGCTGTTTTAAAGCTTTCAGAGCGGCATCTTTACCCTTAATCTTTTCGCCATTTGGAAGTTCGTAATATCCTCCCCCAACATGAACCGGTCCTTTTAAATCTTCTTGTTTATCTATAATTAGTTCCTTATTCAAGAAACCTTCATCTTGTAGATACATTACACGTTCTGCATCATTTGATTCATATGAATCTGCAACACTATAATGAATGAAAGTGAATTTATCTCGAAAAGCTCTTTTTACAACATATTTATTCAACGGTTTCCCACTCACAGTTAAACCTCCTTATACCATAAAGAAAAGCGACTATTATACAGTAGCCGCTTTCTTCACTCGTAAGAATCCATTTTTAGAAATTACGTTACCACCTGCAAAAACAGAACCTCTATGAGCAATCATACCTTGCTTGAATTTAAAGTCTGTAGATCGTTGAACATCCATATCTGAGAAAATAGTAAGTTGATAGTTTGATAAAGGACCATATGCCATGTTGTATTGTCCTGCTGTCGTTTTAGCATCAGAAACAGCCTTACAAGCACTATTAATAATGAATGGTACCCCATCAATTGTTCCTGAATTACCTTGTGATACTACGTTATATACTTTTTTACCATCAGATGTACGAAGCTTAGCAAATGCTTTTAAGTCTAGTTTATTTAAAATCAATACTGCTGCATCTTCTACGTCTTCATCTCCACCATAGCTATAAATAATTTCATCCAATGTAGATGCATCAATTGCTGAAATTTCTAAATCTGTTGCTGAATCAATTGCCGTAGCTGCTGCCGAGAAAATACCAGCAAGTCGATTCGTCGCACCTGTACCAATTAAAATTTCACGAGTTAACTTTTTACGAGTAGCTACTGTGATCCCCTTCATTACTTCAGCATCATAATCAGCTGCTGGTAATTTCTGAAGCTCTTCTGTGTCCTCTGAATAAGCTGTAACTTTTGCTTTTGTAATATCAGCATATCCAAAAGTTGTTTCTGATGTATTGTAGTCATTACCTTCAGTTGTGTAATCACCTTCTCCATAACTTTTAATATACGGCTGTTGGTAACTCTCTCCACCTTTTAAAGTTTTAGAAGAAACGCGATCAATCAGTGTAGACACTTCATTGAAAGTTGGACGAATATCCGTTGCACTATGCTTAGGTAAAACTACATTACCACTTCCAACTGTAACTGCACGGTTTTCCATTAGAGCTTGTCCACGTTTTTCAGAAGTCTCTAATTCTACATCTTGTTTCTGAGGTTCATTGTTAAATGTTTCAACTGTACGCACTTCAGGCATTTGATTATTATTAATCTCCTCTGCTTCTTTTAACAATCTTTGTCGTGTTTCAATTTGTTTTTGTGTTTCTTCAAGATCTCGTAATTCTGTTTCTAATGTTGCTAAATCTACTTCCTTATCGCTTTGTAACATTGAGCGAATTTCTGATTTCCTAGTTAAAATTTCTTGTAATGTTTTCAAATGAATCTCTCCCTTATAAATATGTTTTTAAAATTAGTTTTTTACGTAATTCTTTTTGATTGCGTTCCTTCACAAATTGTTTATATGGGTCATGACTTCTAGCTGAAACTTGCGAATCAGGATAAGCCGGGAAAGCTACTGGACTAATCTCTAGTAACTTAGCTTTCGTTACACTACGAACTACATTATCCGGATCCGATTCATCCCATTCTTCTTTGACCATTTGGAAGCCAAAAGAAACGCCGTCTACATCACCACGTTTAATCGTCTCATATGTGTCATTTCCGAGTGTTGTATTGGCTAAGTCTAGTTCAAACCTTAGTCCAATCTCATCTTCAAATAAACGAAGAGTACCATTTTTAGTTCTTCCTAACACTTGCGAAGTGTCATGGCTCCATAAGGCTAATTGATCGTCTTGAGTTAAGGACTCTGTGAAAGCTCCTTTTTTAAACTGCTCTTTAAATCGTTGCCAATAGCCCATTGTTACAGATTTCATTTCCCATTTAACTGCATAACCAGAAATTGTTCGAAGGCCATTTTCTAATTCCCTAATTTCAAGAGCACTACTCAGTAGTTCCCTCTTTTCCGTCTTGTTCACTGTCATCACCTCCTTCATCGAAATAATAAAAAGCATCCAATATAGGATGCTTAATAAATTTTCATATTAATTTATGTATTCCCATTTATAACCGCCAGTTTGTTTCCTTTCACCTTTACAGCACTTTGATATATGTTGTCTTATTGCGCCGGTTGCTTTAGCCGCTTCAGTAATATTTATGTATTCTTTTATAAATTGGCCGTCGAGTGCCAATTGAATTACTTTTTTACAATTCCCTGCGTTGTCTCCAGTTCTTTGTCTTCCATACATAGGGTTTTTATCCCCTATCATTTTCCCTTTTAAAGACTCACTAATTTTAGCTTTGTGTTCTTCAGTGAATATTTTCCCGTACATAGGATTTTTTTCTCCTGCAATACTAGGCCGAGGTCCTCTCATATTAGATTTGCCTTCTTCACTTCTTGGTTTCCTCATTTTCACTCTAATATGTTCTGGTATTCTTTTTCCTTTCCAATAAGAAACATATCCTAACTCACTGAACTTTCTTCCCCACATCGGATGATTTTTACCACTAGCAGAGAAGTTAATAGTACTTTCAGAAACATTATAGCCATAATCTTTGTTCAAAGATTTTGCGAAAATTATCCATTCCTTTTCTTTTCTCCTCAACTCGTCCATATCTCTAACTTCTTCTAGAACTCTAATGAAAAAAGAAGCTTCACCGTATTTATTCCATGCTCGTTGTAAATGTTCGCTATGATGTTTGTTGTTTCTTAAGGAATTCAAATGTTCTCTTTGCCTCTTGGGTAAATTGACAGTACTACCTATATACAATTTACCGTTAACCTTGTTTTCAATTGCATAAACAACGTTCTTAGACATTCTATATACCTCCGAAAGTATACTTCCGATTATTAAAAAGGTAGGAAAGTCGCTCGGATACGACCTTTCATTACAGCTCATGACTTCCGGAACTATCCTACCTTTTTATTATACTATTTCCCTTTTAATTGAGGTCTCCTTCTTCTTTTAAGTTGTTTTCCTTTGTATTTTCAACCATGTCATTATTAACAGGAGCAGTATCCAGTCTTCTCACAGGGATATCCCCTCCCTCAATAGGTGCCATACTTAATATTTGTCGTACCTCATTAGGTGTCATCATTCCTCTGTCAACATATTGAATTAAATTTAACTTCGTACTCATTGAAGCATACTGAAGGTTACTACTCTCGAAGATTATCTTATTGCCATGACCTCGTTCACTTTTGGAAAATATTTTTCTTGTAAGTTCGCCGCTCAACTGCATTGCTAATGGTTCAATCTCCGATTCCTGATATGCCACCCATTCATCTTCTGTATATTTACTCTGTATAATCTTTTCATTTGTATTAAAGAAGTTGTAAATACGCTGAACTGTTTCTTGCATTTGTTTTGAATCCGGAACAAACGATTCTGGTTTGACTTGTTCTAAATCATATCGTGGATCAGAAGAAGCTGCGCCACCATCATTTGCAATATTTAAATAGTTATTAACAAAGTTTTTAACCTGAGTATCGATATCTTCTTGTTTCAATACCGATTTAAATTTAAGAATCCACTTTACTACAGCACTATTTTTAATTGCTTTGACAATCCCTTGATCTGTAGTCGTTACAATCTCCATCAATTGCGATAGTGCTTTACCTGGATGTTCACCGAAGAAGTCATTTTCATTAAAATCTTTACGTAAATGAATTACATCCGTATATGGTACAGTCATTTGTTTTCCGTTTCTAAAATGAAACTTTAAAAAGATATCTCCATATGTTCCTTCAACTACCTCAACTGTTGTACAAGGAATTGGATATATTTCTGATGCATAACCCCGTTCATCTCGTTTAATATAAGCAAAGGCATTGTGATTCAGTTCTAATTGGTTTGTCATTTTTTCCTGAAACATTTGACCTGTCATCAATGGATTGGGTTCTTCTAATAAAAACCGAATGTATGGCTCTGGATTAACTTTGAATTCTGTTTTATTATCTCTGATGTGCTTAGCAACTAACTTACCAACAGCTTTTGCTTTAGGCCTTATGCATGCCCGAATTATGTCACTCTGATAAATGTCTCCATTCCAAGAGAAAAAACCACCACCCGTATCACTAATCATTTCATAACGGTTATAGCTTTTGGTAGAAGGAGCCTGTTTCTTTCCAAATATCTTATCAAATAACCCCAAATTCTCACCTCCTTCTTATATCATGTTGAGGTAGTCATTTCGTTTTTCTTGAAGAACTACATATGCATTTAAAAGTGCTGCTGTACCATCAATACGGCGTCGTTGGTTCTTTGTTTTATTTGGTTGTATATTTAAATTTTTATCAACGTCTATTGCTGTGTTAGAAAGACACCACTTGTCAATTGTGTGGTTATTATAGTTTATTAGCTTAGATTCCAAGTCAGCTCCTAAAAGTTTCATCGGGCTAGAAAGGGTCTGTTTACCTTGTGCGATAGGAATCATCGCTTCCTTCCCGAAATACCCTTGCATGTCCTCAACCCAGTAATTCGCTGACCATTTATCATAGCCAATCCAAGGTAGATAAATGCCATATTCATCTCGTATTTCTAAGAACCATTTCGTGACAAATTTATAATGAACGGAATTTCCCGGAGTTGTTCTTAATATTCCTTGCTCGTGCCATAAATTATATGGAATTTTATCTTCTTTACTTCGCTGCTCCAATAAATCTTCAGGAAGCCAATACATCTGCTTCACATAAATATGTGGGTCCTCTGGAACCATAAAAATAACCTTCGCTGCTGTTAAATCGGTAGTTGAAGATAAATCGCAACCACCAATTCCATAGGAAGGCTTTAGCTTTTCTATATCAAAAGTTTCAGGATTATTTAGTTGTTCAAAAGTCAGCCATGCCTCTGTTGAAGTTTCTCTTATATTAAAATCTTTCGTTAGTAAGTTTTTTACTAGCAAAGAATTTGCTTTTGCCTTGTTTACTTTTGTTTCAAGTTGGTCTATCTTTTTTATCGTTCCAAGCCCAGGATTTGCTTTCTTCCACTTTGATGGGTCAGTCCATTCCTCTCGTTTATCCAACTCATAGATTATAGGTAAAAAACGATCATCCTTATATCCATCCGGATCATCGAGTCCATTTAACAACATTTCTGCTTCTTCATATTTCATATCATACACTGACTCTCGGACAGTTCCGGCTGTTGTAATCATAAATATCATTGGCTGTTCTCGTGAAGAAGTACCATCTACAATAACATCATATAAATTTTTATCTTTCCAAGCATGAATTTCATCCATCATAGCACCGTGTACGTTAAGTCCATCTAAAGTTTCACTATCAGAACCAAGTGGTTTAAATGTACTATCATTCCATTCAGAAACCATTTCAGATACTAAAGGTTTAATACGCTTTAATAGTGCTGGTGACTTCTTTACCATTCGCTTTGATTCTAACCAAACTAATTTCGCTTGGTCTTTCTTAGTTGCTACCGCATAAACTTCTGAACCTGGTTCCCCATCTGCTATTTGCAAATACAATCCAATACCTGAGCCAACAGTAGATTTTCCATTTTTACGAGCAACTACAAGTAATACTTCTCTGTATTTTCTTGTGCCATCTATTCCATGTACAAATCCAAATGCTGCTGCAATAAATGCCTTTTGCCATACTTCTAAAACAATTGGTTTTCCGCCCCATTTTCCCTTTGAGTGCTTACAAAAGTTTTCGATGAACTCAATGGCATGGTTTGCTTTCTTTGAGTCGTATTCATATATACTTTCTTTATCATCAATATCACTTACTAATTTCTTATATATTCTACGAACTTTTTCACTAACAATTTCTTTTCCCGATTCAATAAGGCTGTAATATTCAATGATGGGGTTATAAGACAAAGGATATTGTATCCTCATTTATTCATCACAAAGTCATCAAACCCATCATCCTTCTCCTTACTTTCAACTGGTTTTTTAGGTATGTAATCACCCAACTGCTTCATTATCGTTTGATAACTTTTATTCATAGCTATATATCTTCTTGCCGCTGGTCTTTCTCTTTCATAAGGCTCTTGATTCTCTGATTGCGAGAACATTTCATCGTAACCATTTTCATCTAGATCTTTACGAACATCTTCTAATCTTACACGCAAATCTGCCGCTTCAACAATTAGACCCTCTACTACCAAGAGGGTATCTTTTGGCATTTCTTTATATATACGTCTAAGTCTGGTTATCTCTTTATTAACCCGTTCTTCTTTTGTTAGTTCTTTCTTTATCGCCATAAATAACACCTCATCTCTTCTGCATTTTGGGTAGGGGGGTCACGTGAAATGACCAATTTATTTTTTGAAGGTACCTCATCGGTCCTTCGAGAACTCGAAAATGATTTTGAGACAGAGGGGGGTTTTTATTTCTTTGGAAATATCAGTGTTCACTTTTTATTTTGATTTTTATTCTTTTTTTATTAAATCCCCATTCTCATCAAACATTACTCCTTCAACAACTGGACTATTCTTCTCATGATGTTCACGATTGTGGCAATCCTGACATAAAAGTTCTAAGTTATGAAAGCTCAATGTAATCTCTGGGTTATTTATATTCTCTGGTGTTATGTAATCCTTGTGGTGAACAATTTTCCCACTCCCCTTACATCGCTCACACAATCCATATTTAAATTTAAAATATGAATCCCTACACTTCTTCCATGCTGTGGATTTATAAAATCTCTTTGCATATTCTTTTGCCATGCATCCACCTCAAGACAAATAACCGCTCAATGTTGAACGGTTATCCTTTATATAAAGTTATATGAAACCCAATACGGTAAATGAAGTTTTATATAACATAATTGTCTTTAATCCCTATCTATTATTAGGTGGCTTTTGTACGACAAAAATAAAGCTTTTATCTCTTATTGGACAGACTTATATTAAATGCAAATACTCTCAATAACTTCACTTTAAACATTATATATCCTTATATTATTTTATAAAAAAACATAGATTAATTAACCGAATTACCTTTACACGTATTATAATACGTGTTATAATAAGAGTATAGAAAGGAGGGAATAAGGGAGATGGACATTCTAGATATGTTAGACAAAGTAAGCGGGATTTCTTCTTTCATCTTAGCGATATACATACTTCTCAAAGAAAGCAAAGAAGAAAAAAATAAGCGTCCTCAACGCAAAGGTTCCAGCCGACCAAGCAGAAAACCTAAGCGAAGAAAACGCAAGTAACCCATTGAGAAACTCAACCAACTGGTTGGGTTTCTCAAAAAAATATTATCATCTCCCATATCAATATGTCAAAAACTTCATTGATTTTAAATACTATTTGTTTGTTTTTAACAATTCGTTTCTTTATTGTTACCGACTTTTCTAATTTACAAATGTTAGACACTATCTACTTAACAGTTATTATTTTATGGATTCTGGTCTTCACCATTTCGATTATCAAGAAACTTAAGAAGTAAATCCATTACGCTATATTTAACAGGAGGAAAGATAAATGAGCACTTACAACGATCGCTACATCTACCCATCTATTTTTGATTTTTCTAATGAGCAGGTTACTGTTACATTTCCTGACTTTGCAAATTGTCATGCTAATGGTACTAACTATGAAGATGCCTTTGAAATGGCTAAAAAGACATTAGCAACTCATCTATACGAAATAGAAGAGCAAAAAGAAAGTATTCCATCCGCTTCTAATCCAACTTCTATCCAAACTACAGAGAACCAAGTTATTGGCTTAATGGAAGTATGGATGCCACCATTCCGTAGTGAAATTGAAAATAAAGCAGTAAAGAAAACATTAACTATTCCTCATTGGCTTGATAAAATGGGAAAAGCTAATAATGTAAACTACTCTCAAGTGTTACAAGATGCACTAAAAAAGCATTTAGGTGTTAATGAACATAAGAACATGTAAGATAAACATAAAGAGCATCTGTACAGATGCTCTTTATGTTTATTATCTAGATATTAACAACGTACACACGTGATATTTATTTTATAAATCATTCGCTTTGTAGAATTTCTTAAGGTTTTTTTCTTCTAAAGCTAGCAGTCCATATAAAGAATTTAATCCTTTAATTTTAGACTTTAGATAGCTAAGATATTCATAGTCTTCATCCTTGAAAAAATAATCCAAACTTATAAATGCAAGTTTGTTTGGTTCGACCCTTACTTTTTTTATCGCACACGTATAATATTGTTGAATTGAAACCAATAATGTTGCTTTAAGAAAACAGTATTTATATGACGTCGCGCTGAAAGTTATTTTAGTAGAAAGTAATTCCGTTAAATTTTTACTTAATCCTAAATTAGGATGTTTATTTTCAATATTTCTATATGTTTCTTCTATTAGATAGGTAATATCATTATAATTGAAATTTTTAACAAAGTTCTTAATTAAGAAACCTGCACATTGATAATGCCCTAGTTCAATTGATTTTACAATTCCTAAAAACATAACCCTTGAAATTTTTTCTTGCACATCATAATGTTTCTTTAAATTTCTTTCAAACCTTTTCATCTTAATCCTATTCCCTATAATAGACATACTTGTTGGATTTTTTGGAGATTTAAATTCGTTTAATAAATCTAAAAACGTATTAGTTACATCAGTTAATAATTTAATGTTATTTTGGTGTAACGCCTTTATAAACAAGGATGTTATTAAAGTTAAGAAATCGTTTTTATTTGTATTTTGTCTTTCGCTTTCCCTTAAAATCAAAGATCGAAAAATTCTAGAAGTTCTGTTATCATTATTCTGATACAGTGTTAAGATGACTTGACAAATTATACAATAATACTCATCATAAAAATCTTTAAAAAGAGATTCTAAATCTTTATGATTGGAATACCTTTTTTTCTGTCTGTATACTTTCCATTCTCGCTTTAAATCCTTATGTAAAACAAACGACAAAGGTTGGATTTTCCCCAAATTATCAATTATACTATTTATTTCTGTGTCTTTTCCACCTTTAAACGTAATACCCAATAAATCATTCATACATTTCAAAGTACTAATATACAAATCAAAATATAAAGTGCCCGAAAACGGAACGATTTTACTGAATTTTTCTTCATTCAAATTAATATCAATGATCTTTTTTATTAATACTTCATCTATACTTTTATAAGAGTGTGTAAAATCATTACTTAATTTATATTTATCTTTAGCGGTTAGAATTTGAAAACAAATTTCAGCAGCTATATTAATTTCTTTTAACTCTTTTTGTAATTTTGCAACAAATGCATGATTATTTTTAGTCCACTCTTCTTTAGAGTCGAACTCCTTTTCAATATTCTCAAAACCCTTTTTAATTTGGTTAATATTGTATTCGAACTCACTTATAACATTAATGTTTCTTAATATACTTTTATAAGCAAAATACGCAATTACAATCCAGGCAAATGAAATTATTGCTAAACATACTATTACAAAATCGGATAATTTCCCAGTCGCAGTTACATCAGGTATTAAAAACATATTAAAAATTACCAATAAAAGCGTTATACCTAAAAAAAGTTTTATGGGTAATGCTTTTTTTCTTTTAAATAGCGAATATGCTACCTCTTTTTGTTCGCGATATGCAAATATAAAAATAGTAAAGCTTAATGGAATTAAAGTCTTTATTATGCCATTCATAAAATTAATAAAGTTAATAGAATATTCTACAAAAAACTCCAAAACTACGTTCCCCCTATAAAAAAGCAGAGTGAATATTCACCCTACTTAAATTGCCTGAACTATATATTCTTTTGCAAAGTATTGTTTTATATCTTTTTTCTTAATACGTTCATTACTATAATCAAATGTGCCTAGTCCCTTCCTTGCGTTTACCCAAGGCTCTTCATTGTGAGTCATTTCTTCTAATACTTTTCCACTGTAACTTTTGAAAATACTCCACACATCATTTAATAGTTTTTTTTCTTCCTCTGTTAAATCAAGCATTCTAACATCATAATGTGTATCTATCTCATTATAAGCAAAATGCTTAAATTCAGAATAAACTTCTGGAACCACTGGACCATGTACCCATGCTTCAATTCTTTCCATAAATAAAGGGCTGTCTTGAATTGCTAAATGGAATCCTTGAGCATAATACAATAACTTTTGCAATTTTAAGTTAGTAATATTTTCTTCTGTTCCTGGTACACTTTTACTTACGAGATACTTAGCAACCTCTAATGCCTTTGCCATATTTATCCCCCCTATATTACGTTATTCGACAACAATATCAATATTCCTTTTAAAATATAATTAATAAAATTATTATAACACAAAAACTTTAATGCCATAATTAGAATTCTGATTATCTTTACTTAGTCTGTCCTACGATTAATGTAATATACTCTTACTACGTACAATGAACAACCACATTCATTTGTTTTTAAATAATCTTATTAATTAAAACTTATTTGTTTAAAAATGCTATCTCCCAAAAACAACAATACTGAGTAATCCGTCTAAACATATCCTACTCTATAAACAGTACAACAGTTTTAAAACAAGGTATTAATTTATCTCATCGACCTCTTTTATAACCATACTATTCACGAAAATGCTTTTTAGTTATCAAATTACACCCAAATTATCTACTTAACAGATGATTTACTCTCATTTATTATAAGGTTGGTATTTCTCTCGCAATATCTCCAATTCCTTCTTCTTCTCTTCAATATCTTCACGTAGAAATAAACTCACTCGTTCCATCTTCTTAAATGGCACAAGTTTACCATCTTTAATCATTTTACTAATTCTCGCTTTACTAATCCCTAAAACATCCATTACCTCTGGTGTCGTTAATACCTCATCATGTAAAAAAGAAAGCAGTTGCTCTTTATCTTCAAACTTGTACACTTTATTCACCTCTTTTTTCTTTAAAAATCCCATAAAGTCGTAATGACGTATTTATTATATAAAGAACCAAAAGAAAAATTAACACGATATCCAAAACAGTTTTAAAAATACTCGCTTCGATCGAATCTCGAAAATAAGCAAAGTAAAACAGTGTAACGAAGATAATTAAGATGTTCGATGAATTACTTGTTTTCTTCATATTGTTTACAAATTGGCAAGTTGTTATAATGTGTATAGAAGAGAGAAGGTGCGCTTCTCTCTTCCGCTCAAAATCATTTTCGTTTACGTCTGGCTGGGCGTTTTCGTTTGGTTTTGAGCTTTTTTACTTTTTCGTGGATGACTAGGACTTTTTCAATGATTGTTAGTGCTGTAAGTATCATTCCTAGTATCAGTGCTAACTTTGCCAATTTGTTTCCCCCCTTTCGTTCTTTCTATATTTATTATATCATAACTGTTAACCTAAGTAAACAGTTAAAAATGCATTTCCTAATTGTTTTTTGATGTTTTTACCAATTAAAATTCTAATTAAATATACATCATTCGGAGGAATACCTATGGCAAATAACAATCCTTGGTTAAACGAAATCATAGAAATATTAACGGATTTAGATGGAGCTGGAACACTAAGTCAAATTAAAACAAAAGTTATGGAACGTAATAACATAGACCTAAGTAAATATCAGCATGAAAAATCGATAGGTGCACAAATCAGAAAGACCATCTATTATCACTCTAGTGAATGTGATATTTATAAAGGTGAACAGGACTTATTCTATGCTGTAAATGGTAAAGGAAATGGATGTTGGGGATTAAGAGATTTCGATAACAATACTGATTGGGAATTAATCGATCTTGAAGAGGAATTTTCTGAAGGTAAACAAATACTTAGAACCCATTTATCCTATGAACGTAATAACAAGGTAATTAAACGAGCAAAAGAACATTTTAAGCAACAGCATGGCGGGAAAATCTTCTGTGAAATTTGTGGTTTTGACTTTCATAAAATATACGGTGAATTAGGAAAAGATTTTATCGAGGGACATCATACAATCCCTGTATCTCAACTAAAAGAAGGAGAAAAGACTAGACTTGAGGATATTATAATGGTTTGCTCTAATTGTCATAGAATGTTACATAGACGTAAACCCTGGTTAAGTATTGAAGAATTAAAACAATTATTAAATAAAGCACATCTATAAATGCGTAATACCGCTTCTTATGTATTAAGGAGCGGTATTACTAACTTATTAGGTATATTTTATTCCGAATTCTTGAGTAATGTCTCTTGTTAATTTTGATAAGACTCTTTTATCTAATTGCGCAGTATCAATATAATTAGAGTATACTACTCTTACTACATCATGTTTTGAAGGAAACAGATTAGGGAACTCATGACATAATGAATCAATTTTAGCATCATTGTATCTTAAAGATTTCAAAAGTATCTCTCCTACATAATCTGTGTGAGAATTATATAATGAATTTAATTTAAATGTTTTTTTATTATTTTCTATTCTTTTAAGTAACAGCTCAATTTCTTCATTATCATACTTTTGTTTTTCAATTTCGTTTACTTTAAAACCAATGGAAAATATATCAGGGTTTGAGTTCCAAGCTTTTAAATAATCTAACTGTCCATTTCCTTTTTTAAATTGGAGAGTAAATTGAACCAAATCTCCAAAGCCCTTTTCATACGGATGTATATGCGTGTTTATTGAAAATTCTTGATTTCCTTTTAAATTAGAATTACAAACATGACAACAAGGTATAAGATTAAAAAAAGAAACTGCTAAAAAAGGAAATCTAGACTGACTATAAAAATGATCTAATTGTGGTCTTGTTCTACCTTTTTCTTCTTCATTTGGTTCAGATACAGTGATAAATTGTCTATTACAATATGGGCATACTTCAACCTTTAATTGTTTAACTAATTCATATGCCCCCCATTTTTTTTCATTCTCCTTACTATACTGTCTGCAAAAGTGATCATAATCAAATACCTTCTCTAATTTATCTATTAAACTCTTCCCTTCCTGAATATGGCGGTTAACTAATTTTATTATACAAGTCACTTTTTCGACCTTTTCTTTAACAACGGCGATTTGAGTCTCAGATGCATCTTTCTCAAGAAGAATCTCAAATTCTTTTTTTAACACTTTTTGCTGTTTTTCATAATGTTTAAGCTTTTTCTTTAAACTATTATGATTATGTATTTTACCCATAACACTTCTGTAATTTCTATTGATGTTAATAGTTATTTCATTTAAATAATTAGGATTACCCATTATAATATTTTCAATTTGGTTTCTTATAACAGTAAAAAAATTTCTGCATGTGAGATTTTCTTCTACTTCTACAATTTGCTCTAACTTTTCTAAAAAACCTTTTTTCTTAAAATACTCTTCATAGTGTCTTCTAGCTAAAACATGTAAATTATCACGCTTTATCTGTATCACCTTTCCATCTCTCCAATTCTTCCAAACGCGCCTTTAAATCTTTAATTTCACGTTCAACACTCATCATTCTAACAGACAATTTATCACTCAACATCTGTGAAAGTTTATTACGAATTAATGGTTCTCCAATCAGATTTATTGTCTTTTCGATTTTCTTTTCATTCCTTAATATTGTATTAATATCTTCGTTTATTAGTAAGTGGACAATTTCATTTATCTTTCTTTTAGCAAAAGCACCTGTTACACCATCTTCCATAAAGAAAGCATGTGATAATAAAGAATGAATATTTGCAGCAAAAGTTTGATGGTAATCTTCTAATCCATCCACTACAACAGATTTATTGAATTCTTTCGCCAAGAAAATAATATTTGAACTAGGAAGATCTGAAACCACAAATGGAGAATTAGAAGTAAGGATTATCTGAATATTTCTTTGTATTAAATCCGGACTATTTTTAAATATTATTGAAAAATAATCAATTAAACTATTGATAAGCTGACCTTGCCAATGTGGATGTAGGTAAACTTCCCCTTCATCAATTAAAATTATTAAATCATTTTCAGGATTTCCTATCATATTTTCTAAGCTAAGTGTAAAATAAAAACGTGCATATATATTTAAAAGTGCCGTTTCCCCACTACTCATACTTCTCCATGAAAAATTAAGAAATTCATGTTCAATATAAGCTTTTTCGTAATACCCAATAAAATCTTCAAATGTTTTTCTCTCTGATTCCAATGTACTAAATGAAGTAAGTAACACTCTTTTGTCTCTTTTGTCTCTTCTTGTGTTCTGCGTATTTGTTGAAAGCTTTTTATAAACCATCCTCATTAATGAAGCTAAAGCCTTTAACATTATTGAAAAATCAGATAACCCTTTTTCTTTGGTGATTTGTTCAAACTCTAATATCCTTCTAATAAGTTTTAAATATTCATTTCTAGAATCATTTTTCACTGTTACCTCAATAAAACTAAAATCAATATTTATTATCTCTTCTTCAAATTCACTTCTAATTATTTCTGTTGCTATATGATTAATTACATGATCTGTAAACCTTCTCAAAGCTACCCATTTCTGACTATTATATTCAGAAGTCACCCAACTTTCTCTTTTTCTTAATTTCTCATTAAGTAAATACAAGGATTTAAGTAACTTAAATCTTCCATTTTCATTTTTACCCCATAAAGATCTGTTAACTGCATTCCCTTGAAACAATATATCAATCTCATTAGGTATGGTAAATGGTATATTGACTCTATTATGAACATCACTCATCCCATAAACACATTGAATTTGTCTTTTAATTTCTTTGAACTTGTAGTTTTTCCCCTCAGTCTTTATATTGCTCCCTCTATCATATGCACTACTTGATAAATAGTTAGTAGAAACATTTATTAAGCTATCATTTGAAAATTCATCTTTGCAATCATAAACATTCGAAAAATAAATAATATTAGTATTTTTTAGATTTTCTTGCAAACCCTTTTGAATTTTATATTCATACAGAAAATCCGTATTATAATCTAAACTAATATTAACTTCTAGTTCAGATGAATGATATATATAATGTCTCTTCTCTCCATTTACATATTCTCGTAAAATATAAATACAGTTCTCTATTTGATTATCACTTGGAAATCTTCTTAACGGAAAATCATCCTTATTTTGAAATTCATTCTTAATAAAATCGAGTACACTTGATTTCCCTACTCCATTTTGACCAACTATAGCTGTAATATTTCTAATTTTAGCAATAGGTTCATCAATATCCAGTTTGACCAAAAATAAATCTTCTATATAATTTGATGTTTCTTTAACATATATTTCATAACGATTTTCACCCTTAATTTTACATTGATACCGATATTGATTATCAAAATTAAATCCCTGTTCATTTATTAATCCTTCTTTAAAATCTTTAATCCAAATGTATGCTAATTCCAATTTAATCCCCCTTCTATCAAATCCATCATCATAATTATATAAGCAAATGTGGATAATGGATATTTATATTTAATCAAACTGAAAGAGCCTCATCTGCAATTGCAGAAGAGGCTCTCATTTACCTGTCTCGCTATTTTCTTTTCAGCACGTTCTATCATAGATTGTACCGTACTACATGTAATG